AGTAGCTGTATATACTAAATCAGGTGCTACCTGGATATTAGAGGGGTCATTTATAGTACCAAGTGCAGGAGGAACAGTATCAATCAAAAACATTAATCAAAAACATTATGGAAAATAAAGTTCTTAAATTAGGGGGGGGAGATCCACCAAAGATGTATATGCAGAAATAAGACAGGGAAACTCTGAGAGATGGACAATACAATCTCAAAAGAGTAAGTATGTAAATGGCAAATTGTCCGGGGTTATTGAAGTTGGTTATTCTGCTAGCATCAATACCCCGGACTATGTTCTGGAGGAAGACAAAAGTAACAATAGTATTCAGATTACTGCACAAAATGACGGTACTTCTGGGCTTTGTATACTTACACAAAATGAATCTGGTAATAAAATAAATCTACACCTTACTACTCCCGAAGAAAAAGAATATTGGGAAATACGTTTTAATCCTATAACCATCAATGGAGTAGACACAGATGCTTTTTTTTATATTACCACCAATATTAGTGGCGAAAGTGGATCTATGGCTGATGGTAACAGATATAAGAATTGGATAGTAAATCAAAATAGATATGCTATTAATGTCTATATTGCTAACCTGTACCCGGGAAATTTCGAAATGTTGTCTTGGTCCTGCCTTGATAAGAATGGTAATGCTTTTAGTCCTAGCTACAATTTACCAAGTAATTCATACTTTACAACAAAAACAACTGGATTGGGTTCCTATACTCTTACAAAAGTTTCAACTCCCTCTGCTAGCAGTGATACTCCTATACTCTCCAGTAGGTTTAACCCCACTAAAAAATATCCATTAGATTTGAATTTTTATTGGGTAGCTCCAACTTAATATCTGTATTAAGATAATATCCCAATTATAAAAGCAATTACCCAGAATATAAGAGCCAGTGTATATGCAACAGAATATCTATGCCATGGATACCAGCAGGTAATATAAGAATCTACTTTTAGTATTTCTGGATGTTCTTCCTCGTATTTTTTATCCTCTTCTCTAGAACTGTATTTATGAAATACATAGAAAGGTAAGAATACGAGGAAGATTATTAGAGCAACTGGGAACAAGAGTAGGAGAAGAATCTCCCACCCTTGCATTGATGACCCAGCATAATTACCATCTCTGTCAAAAAAGTATCTCATAGTAATCTATATTTTAGGTATTTGATTAATAGATAAATTGGAAATAGAGGTAATACTATCCATACCGAGATGAATAAAACGAGAGAGTGTATTTTGTGAGTATAGGGTAAATAATCCAAGCAAGCCCTTACAAAAAATACCGTGAATGGCAAACATACCAAGTAAATTATCGCTAATACTGTAATCATTGTTCTTTGAGGTATTTGTTAATAATCTTGGTAAGTTTCTTATCAAATTCAATCATCATATCGAAAGCTTTCGAATCTTTCATACTTCTCATCTCCTTATCAAGTAATTCTATGTTTCTCTTAATTGAGAAATAGGCCTTATATGCAAGGAATACTCTTTCATTTTCTTCGGTAAGCGGACGAACTTCTCCCTTTTGCCCATCCAATCTTGGATATGTATCATCAGGACCCAAGGTTCTTGCAACTTTTACTCGGTTACTGAGCATTGCGAATCCACCTTTTTTATCAATAGATTCCACTGTAACTTTCTCAATGATGGGTCTTCCAGATAATGTGAAGAGAACCTCATCCCCCTCTTTAAGCTTTTTGATTTCTTTCTTTTCTTTTTTCATATCTTTATTTATTAAGAATTTTTCTTTATGCAAATATACGAAATTATTTCTTATTTATTGCATTATCAATCATATTTTTAATAAATTCATAGGCATTGCCTCGGTAATCTTCTAGCATTTTGTATTCCTGTGGAGATAGAATTACTCCGTTTACTTTAAAAAGCTTTCTTAGATGTTCTGGTATAGTGCCTTGGTGAGTGATGTTATTATAACGGATAATGAAAAGCTTCTCTCGGTCTTCATCAATAACTCCCAGAGTGTTTACTGGTTGGAGTTTAGTTTGGTAAATACCACCAAAAGCCGAGGGCACCATTAAAATATTTCCGGGAATTTTAGTTACCCAGTGAGAATAATCTGGAGTAATTACCGCAATTTTACCCTCTTTCTCAAGCTCTTTATCATAAGCTAATCGATTAAACCAAAAAGCACATTTAAAACAAACTTGTTTTCTTGCCATAAGTTGGGGAATCTCTCTAGTTTCATCGAATTCCTCTAAATTAATGGGCTTGCCACATATCTGGCACTCATTTTTCTTGTCCATATTGCATTATTTTATAAGTTATATATGATAATAGAACCTCGAAACATCCTAAAAATGGGTTATAAGCAATACTTTTGTTACTAAAATTGAACCATTAAAACTGATAAGTTATGGATAAACTAACAAATGAAATGATTAAAGACCTTGCTATTCGCTTAGGTCTAGAACCTGCTCTATTGAAGGCTGTTCAATTGGTAGAAGCAGCAGGTAGAGATGGGTTTTTAGCTGATGGTAGGCCTCAAATTCTCTTTGAGGGTCACATTATGTACAAAGAAGTACATAAGAAATTCCCTGACAGAGATTTAGCTTACCTTTGTAAGAGATATTCTACGATTTTCTTCCCTAAATGGGATAAATCGAAGTACTTGGGAGGTGTACACGAGTACAAAAGACTCGAATTAGCCAAAGAAATTGACGAAGAATGTGCATTGAAGTCTGCAAGTTGGGGTATGTTCCAGATTATGGGTTTCAATCACAACCTCTGTGGGTGTAAAGATGTCTTCGAATTTGTTCACAAAGTGTCGGAATCTCATGCAAATCAACTAGAACTCATGTATTATTTCATGAAAAACTCTGGTTGTTTGAGTAATCTCAAAGAAAAGGACTGGGCTGGCTTTGCCAGAAAATACAATGGTCCCGGGTATGCCCAGAATGCCTACGACCAAAAACTAAGAAATGCTTACGAAAACTTTAAAGGTAAATTATGAAAAGATGTCATTTTAACAGCTGGGTAGCAAAAGTATTTCTTTTCCCCAGTTACAAAGCAATTACTCTGGTGTATAACTCATTCTTCAAACACAAAGTAGAAGAGTGTAAACCGGATGATATCAATCATGAGTGTATTCATCAGATACAGCAGATTGAGTGTAGTATAGCGGGTTTGGTACTTGGTATCATACTCTGGTTATCCTTTGATATATCCTTCTGGTGGGTAGTGGCCCTGGTTTTTGGATTCTTCTATCTCTGGTATATTATCGAATACATAATCATCAGGTGCTTTGCCAAGTGGGATAAACAGAATGAAAGGTATCATGATGTAAGTTTCGAAGAAGAAGCTCACAACAATGATAAGAATCTGAGTTATTTGGAAGACCGTAAGCCATTTGCTTGGATTAAATATATCAAATTGAGAAGTTACAAGAAATGAAAAAGTTAAGGGTATTGGGAGTGTGCGCTGGACAGGGTGCACTCCTGTTCCCTTTTAGGGAAAATTTGCTAGGGAATATAGAAATAAGAGGAGTTTTTCATACAAATTGCGAAAGTCAATGGAAGTTAAATTTTGGTGATATACCATTCTATAAGGGCTTTTGTTTACAAGAGTTCGATGAGAAAGTAGATATAATTATATCAAGCCCGGATTGTGGCTCATCTTCAGTAATGAGGCTGTCTAAAGTAAAAGAATTGGGCAATCCAAAAGATAATCGTAGTCTCAATCTAGTAATTTCATCGATACTCAAGTATAAGCCTAAGATATTTCTTATAGAAAATCTACCAAGACTGCTATCCTTGCTTCCCAAGAATTTTTTTGAGGAAACCTTTAAGGACTATAAACTTATTTTTCACGAAAGGTCAGTTTCTGATTATGGAAATTCTCAGATATCTAGGAAGCGTTTAGTTATCATTGGAGTACATAAAAAGACCGGTAAGAAATACTTGAATGCTTTTAATGAAGTATTTCAAGTAAAAAACCCAACAATTACTAGAAATCTACTTAAACCCCTCACGTTTTCTTCAGAAGATGATACCAATCAAATCCCTTGGATTAGTAAAACTCTGGCAATGTATGATTATCGAAAATTGCCTGAGAAAAAGAATCTAACTGTAGCAAAGATACATCGACTTTGGGTTAGAGATTTCAAAGATGAAAAGAAATGGCCTATCAAAACGGCAAAGATGAGTACTCTCCCGGGAGTATATCGATTGGAGTATGATAAACCTCCACTAACCTTAAGACCTGCAGATAGGCAATTCAGACCAGATGGTTATCCTTTGGGGGTTGAGGATTTTAAGGCAATCATGGGATTCCCAAAGAAATTCAGAATTTACCTTCATGAAAACCAGGGTACCTCTGAAAAGGATTTTAAGGATCACCATTATTGGCTTAACAAGGCAAGATACACAATTGCCAAGGGCTCGGTTTATGAAGTAGGATTATGGTTCAAGGATTGCCTCAAAAAGGTAAATACCAAGAAACACTAAGTTTCAGCTTTATATATAAAGTCTTATATATAAGTTTCTGGGGTGCCTTGAAATATATAGATATATAATATACTACGTATATATATCTATATATTTATCTGCGTATATATAGCTATTCATATATCATATCGTAAGTAGTATATTTGGATATTATCTCACTTCGTTCGATAAAGGTAATCGCTAAGCGATTACCGAATAGATAGTATCATTAAAGCGTACGAACTTCCTAAATTTTTAAACCATGAAGAATTTAAAGAATGCCTTGTTTATTGTACTTCTAGGATTTACTATTTACCTTTGCTTCAGGAATTATAAACTTTCTCGAGAAGTTGATTCCCTGGAACTAGCGGTCAATGAAATCCCAGATACAGTATACACAGAGAAACCCTTCAAACCAGAGAAGAAGTACTCAGAAAAAGTTGAACCAGGTAAAATCTTAGTTCATGATAATAAGCAGCCAACTCTCTTTCCTGATTCCATGCTAAGGCAGCCAGTTATCAGTAACCAAGATTCCCTGGTTCAAATTGTTTTGAAGAAAGATAAGTTGAACTTAAGTCTGTTCAATAAGGAGACTAACACTTATTCAACTAGACTATTCCCAATCGACTTAGATAAGTACAACTATAACTGGTATGAAGGTCAATTAACTCGAAAGAAAGTTGCAAGGTTATCACTTAGTCCATACGTCTATGGCAAATACAGACCTTTCAATAATCTCTTCGATATGGGAGCTGGTCTTTCAATCAAGACTAAGAGATTTAATTACAAACTCGGAGTCAATACCTTTTACTATCCGAAGATAAAATCAGGGATGGGTACTGACATCGAATTTCAAATAACGTATAACTTTTAGATATGGCAAAGACTATCTCAGAAACTAGAACTACATTAACTCGGGAGGAGCTATCAAACCTATCCCGAGTTTCTAGTGATGTTTTCTTTTTTAGCCTTTTTTGCTATGTGATACATCCAGTAAGAGGAAAGGTAAGATTTGATTTATACCCATTTCAGAAATCAGTTCTCTACAATTTCATTGCCCAACGATTCAATATCATTCTCAAGTTCCGTCAGGCAGGAATTACAGAACTTATTTCTATGTACTGTCTTTGGTTGGCGATGTACCATCCCAACAAAAAGATAAACATTATATCTATCAAGGACACAACAGCTAAGAAGGTACTTAAGAAGATTAAGTTCATGTACAAGAATCTTCCATGGTACCTTCAAACTCCCATAATCAATGGTAGAGCCGGAGAATATGGTTCTGCTTCCATGATAGAATTTGATAATGGGTCATTTATTGAATCTATTCCGACATCATCCGAAGCCGGTCGTTCGGAATCCCTTTCTCTTCTGGTAATTGACGAGGCAGCAGTAGTAAGATGGGCTGCTCAAATTTGGGCTGCTGCATTCCCTACTCTTTCCACTGGTGGAGCTGCCATCGTCAATTCCACTCCCTATGGAGTTGGTAATTTCTATCACTCAACTTGGGTAGATGCCATTGCAGGAGGTAATCCTTTTAACCCAATTCGATTATACTGGCAAATGCACCCAGAACGAGATATTAACTGGTATAACCAAATGTCCTCTGCTCTGGGAGCAAAACGAACTGCACAAGAAATAGATGGTGACTTCTTATCATCTGGTAATACAGTCTTCGACTTAGCCGATATTAAAGCTATCGAAGACTGCCTTAGTGATTACCCAGTTATTAAGAAGAGATTTAATGGTCAATACCGACAATTCTGTGAACCCGAATCAGATAAAGAATATTTCATTGGTGCAGACGTTTCAACTGGTAGAGCTTCTGACTACTCTTCATTTACTTGTATGGATAAGCTAGGAGAAGAACAAGTAGTATATAAGGGAAGAATGGCAGTGGGAGCTTATGCTAAGTTACTTGGTGATACTGGGAAGTTGTTTAACTGGGCAGTAATAGCTCCAGAATCCAATGACGTTGGTTTATCAGTAACTTCTAAGCTTCAAGACGAAGGCTACCCTAACCTTTACTACTACCAGAAGATGCTGAAGAAAAAAGGTAAAAGTAGACCTGAAATGGATAAATCCCCTGGTTGGTTAACCACCCAAAAGAATCGTTCAGTGATAATAGAAAACTTGGAAGAAGATATTCGATTAGATCACGTAATCATTAAGGACCCATTCTTTGTACAAGAAGCTTATACCTTCATTTATGATGGTTTAGGTAGACCTGTTGCAATGGGTAAACATAGGGCTAACAATTCAGCTGTAGATGTAGACCTTGAAGGAGACGTATATGCCGATGATGATATCTTTGGAAAAGCAATATGTAATCACATAAGGAAAGGAAAAACTAACGTAATCGTACAACCAAGATGAAAAAGTACTTCAATTTTAGTTGGGGTTGGGGACGTAAGAAGGACCCTCCCAAGAATGGTACATCCTCTAATAAAGAGGAGAAGCCTGCCACATCGATTTCGCCTGGTAGGGTTTCAGTTGACGATGATAGCGATAACTTAATTACATCATTACAAGGGTTGACTAAATTAGTTGAACCCTCTTTTCGTGTTGATGTGATACCTTTAATTCGGGATTTATATAAAGTAAATCCTGATATGGGCATCGCATTGCAAGATATGTTTAAGTTAGCTAACACCAGTCATACAGTAACTTTCCCTAATAATACCGATGAAGAGGCTTCAAAGATGAGAGAACATCTTAAGAAAGCCACCAAGGGATGGACCAGATATACTGCTGGTATAGATGGTTTAGTTAACAAAATGATTGTTCAACTTCTTGTAAGTGGGGCAATATCTGTAGAAGGCGTACCAAATGACAAGCTTGATGGTTTGGCTACTGTATTATTCCTTAAGCCAGAGCATATCAAGTTTAAACGTGAATTAAATGGGGTGTATGCTCCTTACCAAAAGAATATAAATTTCTTTGTTAAGCAACAAGATTACATTAAGCTTAACCCAGAAACCTACTTCTATGTTGGTATGTTCAATGATACCGATGAACCTTATGGAGTTCCTCCATTTATGCCTGCATTGGATTCTCTCAAAGGACAAAATGATATGAAGATTAACTTCAAACATATCATGGAGATTTGTGGTATGGTTGGTTTCTTAGAAGCTAAGATGCAGAAATCTCCACAAAGGCCAAATGAGAGTATCAAATCTTATGAATCCAGATTATACCATGAACTCAATATCCTCAAACGTAATGTTAAAGAGGGTATGAAGGATGGGGTAGTTGCTGGTTACATAGATGACCATGAATTCAAACTAAATTCTACTACTAAGGAGCTCGGTAATATCGAGAAGCCTTGGAATATGAACCAACAATCTGTAGCAAATGGGTTGGGAGTTAATGGCTCTATCATTGGGGTATCATCTACTACTGGTGAAGGTGCAACTGGTATAATGCTGTCTAAGATGATTAGCCAGTTAAAAAATATCCAAATGCTTGTAGCTTATGTATTGGACCGACTTTATTCTCTAGAACTGCGTTTGGCAGGCTTTAATAATAAGGGAATGAAGATTGATTGGGGAACTTCTACAGTTTCTGATGAAGTTAAAATCCAACAAGGTCTTCAGTATAAGATACAGAACCTTGACTTATTGTATAAGGCTGGTATCATTAGTCAAGAGCAATATGCTTGGGCAATGGGTTATGATTCTCCTGATGAGAAAGAACCAAGAGTTTCACTTGAGGACCAATTTGCTAAGGGAGGTAATATAGACCCACAAGAAGGAACTAAGAAGAAACAAAGGCAAGATGATAAAAACCAATCTGCTCGTAGGTCAAGAGATAAGAATAACCCGGCTCCTTCTCGAGGAGACCAAAATACTAAAGCAAGATGAGTAAATTTACAAAGAAAAACAAAGAGCATCTTGATTCTATGGTGATAGGTCAAGGCCATACCATTATGGCTGGGTATATCCCAGAAGCAGTGGGAGCCAAGGCTTTCTCAGAGAATTATTACAAATGGAAAAATCCTACACCGGATTCCATTGCTCAATTTGGGTTTTGGGGAGGGGATATAGATTATAATACTTACTATCCCAACCTAGACAAATCGGAACTAACTCCTAAGGACGAAGAGTTTATCGAACCAATGTTCAGATTACTTTCAGAAACGATTGTATCTAAGAATTGGAACCCGACAGACTTTGGACAGAACGGAGTACTAAAGGCTTCTATGAAGATGTTGCTTGGTCAAACAGTAAACTGTGACCATGAAACCAACATTGGTAATGCTATTGGTGCTGTATCACAAGTAATGTGGCAGGAATCCTATAAAGACGGTAGCTTTACTATACCCGCTGGTATCAACGGTATTCTGAAAATCGATGGTAAGGCAAACCCAAGAATTGCTAGAGGCATCCTTATGGAGCCACCTTCAATTCATAGTAATTCAGTTACTGTACAATTTAAGTGGGATAAATCCCATCCCCAAATGGAAGATAACGAATTTTATCAGAAACTGGGTACTTATGACTCTAAGGGAGTTATGGTACGTAGAATGGTTACTGAAATTGTTCGTTACCTTGAGACCTCACTAGTTTCACATGGTGCTGATTCATTTGCCCAGAAAATTGGCTCGGATGGTAAAATCATTAACCCAACCTTTGCCAAAAGAACTTGGGCATCCTATGAAGAGTATAGAGATGATAAATCGAAGCAATACTTCTTTACTGATTATAAATCAGATTTAACATCATATCAAGAAAAGAACGATACTCAGGGTTCTTTTAATGATAATGATGCCAATGATAATCATTCAAATAAAGATAACATGAACGAATTACAAAAATTTCTTGAAAGCCTTTTTGGGGATAACATGCTTACCCTGGAAGAAGGTAAAGAGATGAATCAGGAAAATGTAATTGCCTGCATTCAGACTTTGGTATCATCCAGAAACGAATTGCAAACTTCGGTAGATAATCTTACTACAGAGAAAACTTCTCTTACGGAACAGATTACCAACTTGAATGCTGAAGTAGCTAACTTGAAGGAAATGGCAACTGTAGGAAAGAATCACATTGCTTCTCTCCGTGAAAATGCCGTAGAAACTTACAAGAAGTTGATGGGTGATAAGGTAGATGAGACAATCGTTACGATGCTCAATGCCGAGACTACTGGTATTACTACTCTTGTTTCCTTGACAAAGGATTACCAAGCTCGCTTGGAAGAGAAGTTCCCTCTCACTTGCTCAAAATGTGGTTCTAAGGACGTCAACCGTGCTTCCTCAATTGCTGAGGATGATACCGAGGGTAAAACTGGAACCCAGGGTACTGATACCCAACGGAATTCAGAATCTCCGAGTACTAAGAATGTAATCGATAACTTGTATCGAAACAAAATCAAATAACTAATATAAATAATCCGCGTTATGGAAAAAACTAAAATCGTAAACGACCCTCAGCAACTTACTCTCTTTGGGGAAAGAACCCCGAGAGCGGTGATTTACAAAAGTGAGTCACACAAATTGCACCAGGCTTTCAATGTTAAAGCTGGAGAGAAAATCGTACAGGGTATGCCAGTAGCTTTGAATGAAGAAGGTTTGATTTACCCTTGCACTGATGTAGCTACTCAAGTTTATTTGGGTGTAGCAGTAACGGATAACGTTAACCCTGCTTATCAACCTCAAAGAAATTTCCCGGTAGAGGTAACAGTAGCTATGGAAGGTTACATGATTTGTAACTGGGTATCAAACGAAAATATCGAAGCTGGCTATGTAACTCCCGATGGAGAATTGCTTAACGATAGATTCGTAAAAGCTAACCAAGCAACTTCAACCCAGTTCATTGCCCTTAATCCAGCAGAAGAGGCAAATGAGGTAATTCAAGTACTCATCAAATAAGAGAAAAGAAGTTATGGAAAATAAAATAGATATTACAAAGTTGAAGGCTCAGGATTTTATGAATGAGCTGCCGGAAATGGTAAGAAGCTTGGAAGCTGTTCGTTCCGGTTCACAGGACAAGAAGCCTGTAGAGGTAACTTTTGGAGAATTGGTTACCGGTAAATGGGGTATTTCAGAAGATGAACTTTTTGAAAAGATGGGCATCAATCCAAAAGTGGACACGATGCAGAACATCTTTACAATGCCCCAACAGAATATTCGTTGGATTGTTCCGGAAATCATCCGTGCTGCTATCACATTGGGTATGCGCCAGGCTCCGTTCTATCCAAATATCATTGCATCTGACCAACCAATCAATGGTTTACAAGCAATCATGCCGATGGTTAACATGTCGGATGCTGCCCCTGCAAAGGTTAATGAGGCAGAAACTATCCCATTGGGTGATGTTAGCTTCGGACAGAAATCAGTTAGCCTCTTCAAAATCGGAAAAGGTTTCAAACTTACTGATGAAGTTCGTAACTATGTTTCGCTCGATGTCTTGGGAATCTACCTTCGTGATTTTGGCGTTCAGTTGGGTTATGCTCTGGATACTCTGGCTATGGACGTTGCTATCAATGGTAACAACCCTGATGGCTCTGAGTCTGCCCCGGTAATCGGTGTATACGAAACAACTAATGGTATCACTTACAAAGACCTTCTGCATATTTGGGTACGTGCTGCTCGTATGGGACGTAACTTCCAAACTATGATTGGTGGTGAAGACCAGGCAATCGAAATGCTGAACTTGCCGGAATTCAAGGATCGTCACTCTGGTACTACAGAAGCTACCCTGAATGTTAAGTCTCCTGTTCCCAAGAATGCTGACTTCTACATTCACCCGGGTACACCCGACCAACAGTTGCTGTTGATTGATACATCTGCTGCCTTGATTAAGCTTACTGCTCGTCAGTTGATGCTTGAATCTGAAAGAATCGTTTCTAACCAGACTCAGGCAATCTATGCAAGCTTGACTACTGGCTTCTCTAAGATGTACCAGGATGCAACTCTGTTGCTGGCTGCTGACAAGAAGTTCTCAGAATTCGGCTTCCCCGAGTTCATGAACGTAGACCCATATTTGATGGTTAACCTAGAATAATAAGGGACGTCCGGTTTCATCTATATAAATTCCCTGAGAGGGTAGGTAACTAAAAAAAAAGACCTATCCTCTCTTTAATCATTTTTAAATCTTAGGAAATATGGCTAAAGATAAATATACAGTAACTGTGGGACCAAGAGCTTACAGTTTTCATGACCAATCAACTGGTATTACCGTTTGTAGAGGAGAAGACAAGGAACTCTCTCGTCGTCAATTCCGTGCACCAAAGATTCAGAAGGCAATTGCCTCTGGCCATCTGATTATCATTGCTGATAAATCAGAAATCGAAAAGTATTCAGAGGCCGACATCGAAAAGTTGGATAAGAGACTGAATGCTCAGTTCAAGAAAGGCATGACTCTTGAAAAACTTGCAAAGGGCTATTCCCTGGAAGAACTGAAACTGGTAGCAGGTCTTCATGAAATCGTTGCCGAGAAAGATGATACAGTAGAAACAATTCTTCAGGCTTTGCTGGAAGAATTCGAATCCTCTTCTAAAGGGTAATCTATGAAAATTACATAAGACAGACTAATATGAATAACAATCTGGACTTTTTGTACGTTACGTCAGGTCTGGAAGTTTCATTCAGAGTCATATCCAAAGTCCCGGCCAAATCTATTTTTGACTGGGACTTTGGCGATGATAAGGGAGAGGTTTTCAATGGTGGAAGACATGTTTCCTATTCTTATGAAACTCCCGGTTTCTATACCGTAACATTACATGTAACTAACTCTAGCGGTTTAGATATCACCGTAGATAAGACTCTGGTAGTTTGTGATTATGGGCATACGGCATTAGCCGATACAATATATAACTTAATCGACCATTATATCCCTTCAGAAATATCCGATGGGATGACCAGGGAAGAGAAATCTATTTACATCACTAAGTGGCAATATTACATTGGACCTCTAGTAAACCATACAATTGCACCAGATAAGTATACGGATGAATTATGGTATGAAGCACTAGAAAACCAATTAATAATGGAATTGGCTGCCTGGGATTTTCTCAATGTGAAGATACTTAATCTATTAACGAGTACTTCCGAATACTTAAGTCAATTAACTTCTACCAAAGAACAAACTGGTGATGGTACTTCTAAACCCGAACTTGCCCGAGGTGATAGGATTAAACAAATCACTACTGGGCCTACTGAAGTGCAATATTATGATACCTTGGCAGATGCTACAAGTTCCCTATGGAAAACACTTTCTCAAGCAATGCAACCAGGTGGATTAATAGATGAATTAAGAAAGAACCTTTGTATGTTAGCTTCACGATTGGAAATCTACTTACCATTCTGTGATGAAGTATTCAGAACCGTAGTTCCTAAAGTAGTTAACAGAAGGCAACCTGGAGTATTAGATGGACCCAACCCAAGTGCTCCAGTAAAAGGTGGTAAGAAATCAATCTTAACTAAGTTATGACAAAAGAACCCTGGAGAATGGTAAAGAACCGCTCTTGGGATAGATACAAGAAAATTATCACTGACTTCTTAGATTGGGATGCTGGTAGACAAACCATAACTTGGGCCAAACATGTTAATCAGCTTCTCAGTCATGCCGAAGACAGTATACCTAAATATTATAACATCCAAATCGAAGCATTGTGTTACTACAATGCTTTCAGAAACTGGCCTATCAACAAGGCAACCGTCTCAGGGGAATTGGATGACGAAAACTTATCAATACTAATTTCTAAATCTTATATAGAACAAATCGGTTATCTTACACCGGAGGGTTATTGGGATTTTAATTGGGAACAAGATAGGTTTGTAATTAATGGTATAACGTATAAGCCTTCTGGAGATACTCAGACTGCTCAGGCAAAGGATGAGGCCCTAGTTTTCATGGTTATCCTAAAGAGAGACCGAGATACCAAAATTGAATTTGTAGAATAAAACATTAAGTGTATGGCAAAGATGTTAGTACTGAGGTGGACCCCAATTACTACTTCCAGTGGAATCTGGTTTGATAGTAATCTGGTTATCCTTAATGGTACATCTGGAGTTCATATTGAAATGAAAGGTAATGGCAATGATGTAACGGCATTTCAATCAATGACCGGAAACAAATTTGTCACCTGCTTTCAAGATTACTTCGGTGATATCTGGGATAAAATAATACCTCATCCTGGTATAGGCCAGGTAATGAAATTCCGTGTAAATAAGCTTCCTGATTATGCTTGTATTCGGGGGGATATAGAAGACGGTGGAGATGTAGATCCAGAAAATCCGAATATACCAATGAATGCCTTCTGTGGTTCAGAGGGAGAACCATTCAGGGATATAGATTCGGAATTCTTACTGGGTCGTCAACGTTCAGTAATTAATCCTTAAATTTTATAAATATGTATGTAAGTAAATATTACACCTGCGAAGAGATTGACCAGCGGTTGTTACAGGGTTACTATGATGACTTTGTTCGTGCTGGCTTTGGGGGAACTATAAATGAGTTCTGGGCCTTCGTACTTTCTATCAAGAATAAGGTAGATAAGAAAGAAGGATACGACTTATCGAAAAATGATTTTACCGATGAGTTGAAGGCTAAACTTGATGGCATCGAAGAACATGCAAACTATATCACTAAGGTTTCTCAGCTTGAGAATGATTTGAAATATCAAACTGAGGAAGAAGTTAAACAGATGATTAGTGATTTGGTTGATGGTGCTGATGATGCCCTTGATACTCTTAAAGAGTTGGCAGAAGCATTGGGCAATGACCCCAACTTTGCAACTACTATCACTAATAAATTAACCGACCTTCGTACTGCTTTAACCGAAGAGGTTAATCGTGCTAAGGAAGCCGAAGCTGCTCTGGGTGCTGCAGTAGCTGCAGTTCAGGATAACCTAGAATATGGGTTAGACCAAATCAATAAGAAGATTGATACCGTTAAGGCAGACTTAAAAGCTGAAATCGACCGAGTTGAGAAGAAGGTAGATAAGAATGCTGAAGATATCAAAGACCTTGAAGATAAGGTAAATCAAGGTAATGGTGAACTTGAGAAGGAACTCAAGGATCTTATCCAAAAGGAAAAAGATGAACGTATTGCTGCCGATAATGAGATTAAGGAAAGTGTAAATGACCTTAAAACTCTCCATATCAATGATAAGGCATCCCTTGAGTCAAAGATTGCAGAAGAAACTGCAAATCGTACTAACGCAGATACTGTACTGGATTCTAAGATTAACGAAGAAATCACTAATCGCCAGGCAGATACTTTAGCTCTTCAAGGTAAAATTGACCAAGAGAAGGTAGACCGTCATTCTGAGGACCAAGTTCTTCACAATGAAATCTCTAAAGAGGTAACAGACCGTACCAATGCAGATAATGCTCTTCAAGGTAATATTGATAAAGAAGTTCAGGCCCGTACTGTTGCAGACCAAGTATTACAGAACAATATCGATTCAGAGGCTACTACTCGTGCTGCTCAGGATTTAGTTCTTGAACACAAAATCGAAGATGTAAAAGAGCAGGGTGTAGAAGACAAGGAGCAATTGCTTAATGCTATTGCTGCCGAGGCTGCTGCTAGAGAAAAAGGTGATAAAGATCTTGATACTAAGAAAGTAGATAAACGTGAAGGCTATTCTTTGACTAAGAATGACTTTACCGATATACTCAAAGCTAAACTTGATGGAATTGAGGAAAAGGCAAATTATATTACGCATCTTTCTCAGCTTATCAACGATTCTGGTTTCCAAACTGAGGAAGAGGTAAATGCAGCTATCCAAAAGATTATTGGTTCTGCTCCAGAAGTACTTGATACTCTTAAGGAAATTGCTGATGCCCTTGGAAATGACCCCAACTTTGCTGCTACCATTACCAAGAAATTGGCTGCAATCACAGAACAGGTTAACCAAGAAATCGAAGACCGAATTGCGGGTGATGAGGCAAACAGTGCTGAGGTAGCTGCTGAAGTTCAAGCTCGTAAGGATGCTGATACAGCTCTTGAAACTAAACTGAAAGAATATGTAGACAATAAGTCTGCTATTGGGGATGCTGCTCTTGGAGTTGTAAAAGACAATCTTAACAAGGAAATCCAAGACCGTAAAGATGCAGATGCCGCAATTCAATCTAGCTTGGATAAAGAGATTGCCGAAAGAAAGACTGCAGATGAAGCCTATACTCAAAGTCTGGCTAACGTTAACCAACGTATTTCAGACTTGGCATTGAGTATGCAAGAGTCTATCAATACATTGCGTAATGAGCTTACTGAGCAGGTAAATGCAAATACTACTGCTATTGCCACTAACCAACATAGTATTGAAAGAAATTCAGAGGCAATCACAAACTTAACTAAGACTGTAGGTGATAACTACAAGGAAGTTAAGGATATGATTAACGAAGAAATCATTGATCGTACTAATGCTGATAGTGCCTTGAGTTCTCGTATCGATACTCTCAATATCGACCTTAATACTGAGAGTGTAGAAAGAAAGGCTGCCGACCAAGTTCTCCAGGTTAACTTAGATAAAGAAGTAGCAGACCGTACTGCAGCTGATAAAGCTTTGAGTACTGAGTTTACTGCTAAGTTGGATAATACCAAGCAAGCTTTGGAATCCGAAGTAGGTAATATTAACACTAAGCTTGAACAAGAAAAGGAAAATCGTATTGCTGGTGATAATGCTTTGGGAGTTCGTATTGATTCTCTAGAGGCAGGTAATACCGATGCTATGAATGAACTAAAAGCAAAGGTAAATGCCAACACTACTGCTATTAATGCAGAGAAAGACCGAGCAATTGCCAAAGAGACTTCTCTTGAGGCCAAGATTGATACCAACCTTCAGAATCACAAGGATGATATGGCTGGTATTAATAAGGATATCCTTACCGAAAAGAATGACCGCTTAGCTGGAGATACTTTACTTCAAACCAATATCGATAAAGAATCAACTGAAAGAGCTAATCAAGATACTCTTATCAGTAATGCTCTTGCTCAAGAGAAGGCAGATAGGATTGCTGCCGACCAAGCACTGGATAATAAGAAGGTAGATAAAGTAGATGGTAAAGTACTTTCTTCTAATGACTTCACGGATTTGCTGTATGCCAAGTTGGATGGCATCGAAGAACATGCAAACTATATCACTAAGGTTTCTCAGTTATTAAACGATTCTGACTTTCAGAATGCAGAACAAGTAGAGGCTGCAATCCAAAAGATTATTGGTTCAGCCCCTGAAGTATTGGACACTTTGGCAGAGATTGCTAAGGCTCTCGGTGATGATCCCAACTTTGCAGCAACTATGACTGCTAAGCTTACAGAGTTGGAGAATAAGCTTGAAGCCGAAAAGAACTTACGAGAACAGGGAGATAATACTTTACAACAATCATTCACTAACCTGAGTAATACTCTTACTACTACGGTAAATGAGCTGAGAACTTTTGTAAGTGAAACTCGTACAGAGTTGTTAACTTCCCTGAATGCTACTAATGCTCTGGTAACTCAGAATACTGCTAATATCCAACGTAACCTGGAATTAATCCAGGGTATTCAGGATAATATCAATGGTAATTATACGGCCATTACGGATCTGTTAAATAACGAAATTGCTGCTCGTAAAGCTGAAGATATTCGGTTGGAAGCAAAGATTGATCAGAATACTTCTGACCTTAATACAGAGAGAGAGGAAAGAAAGGCCGCAGATAAAGTTCTCCAGGATAACATCGATGCAGAAGAAGCTGCCCGTATTGCTGCCGATACAGCTTTGGGTAAACGTATCGATAAAGAAATTCAGGACAGAACCGATGCTGATACTGCCTTAGATAATAAATTCACTAACATTACCGATGACCATGAAGAAAGATTGGAAGCTGAAGAAGGTACTTCCGATGCTTTGCCAGACACCATGGTTACCGATGTTAGTACTGTAACCCGAACAGATACTCAGCTTTCTTTCAAAGTAAAGACTTCAACCAAGGATAAGGCAAATAACCAATATGGTGAAGAAGTAGAAGCTACCAAGAATTTACTTCCGGTAACTCAAACTCTTGCTGGAGTTATGTCTGCAGCAGACAAGGTTAAGTTAGATGGGTTAGACCCAAATTCTTTAACTGATCTCTCTGCAGCTTCTGATGCTAATAAGGTAACAGTAACCGTAACTAAGGATAACGGTTTGAATGCTGATACTACCGAAACTTTCGATTTGCCTCAGGTATCGGCTACTAAGGCTGGTACGATGACTGCGAAAGATAAGGTAGAATTGGATAGAATCTCTACTGCTAACTTTGCCCTTGGGAATGTAACCCCAAATGAGACTTCAGTAGGCATTGCTGCTACTAAAACTGTAATTGAGGATGGTACTGTAGAACAGAATCCAATTACTTTACCCGCTTCTACTGCAGAAAAAGCTGGTGTACAATCTGCTGCAGATAAGAAGCTGTTTGATTCTCTTCCTGAGAAGTTTGTAAGTTATCATAGGAATTCAGTTCCTTATTCAGACCATATAGACTTAGTATCTCAACCCTCAACCTTTAATAGAGATACTGGAGTATATGAATTAAAGGGCACTGATAATATCAGTATATCAAAGGCAACTAAAGAAAATGCCGGAGTTATGACTGCCGTAGATAAGACAAACCTGGATGAGACCTTACCCAATGCAATAGCTCAAGAAATCCAGGATAGAAAGGATGCTATTGAAGCTTTGGATGGTAAATCGGAGGCAGCTCTTGCTGAAGAAGTTCAAGCCCGTAAAGATGCAGATACCGCTCTCGACACAAAATTTACTAAAGCAGTAAATGATGAAGCAACTGCTCGTACTTCTGCAGACACCGCTTTGGGTGCAAGGATTGATAAGGAGATTGCCGATAGAACTGCGGCAGATACTACCCTTGAAACTAAGTTACAGAATAATATTAATACTCTAGAAGCTAAACATGATGCCTTTGTAGCAACTAAGGGTAAGGCTGATGGCTTTGCTCCATTGGATGGGAAGGGGTTAGTACCTGCTAACCATTTGCCTTCATATGTAGATGATGTACTTGAAGTATATGCTACCTATGATATAAGCCCCACTGGAGGTCTTACTAATGTTCAATTGTATACGGATGCAGGTCACCAAACTCCGGTAACTGGAGAATCTGGTAAGATATACATTAATGTTGCTAATGGGGAACCTCCTTATCAATTCCGTTGGTCAGGTACTAAATTCGTAGATAGTAACACTTCTTCCCTTATTATTGGAGAAATTGCAGGTACTGCTTTCGAAGGTAGTAGAGGTAAGCATCTTGAGGATGTGGTATCTAGCATGCCTAAAAATTTAATTAGTAAGGTTTCAATAGCTAACAAAAATAAGCGTAATGTTATTATCTTATGTAACTATTCTGCTACGGATGGTCAAGGGCATTACATTGATAAACCCGATGGGATGGTAATCCCTCTAACTCCAGCCACTACTAAAGAAGCTGGTCTGATGGATGCCGATAGTGTAATAAAGCTTAATCAAACCTTACCAGATGCTATTGAAGCTGAACAAGAGGCCCGTATTGCAAAAGATAATGCTCATGATACCTTTAATAGTTCTCTTCCAGGAATTATTCTTACTGGATTCACTCTTACCCATAATTCAACTAATGTAAGAGCTACTCTTAATAATAAAACTAAGAGTGCAGAGGGTAAGACTTATGAAGGTGCTACAGATTTAATTAGAGATATACTTGCAGCAACTAAGACTACTGCAGGTGTAATGACTGCAGCAGATAAGACTAACTTGGATAATACCGTACAGGGGTTGGCAAATGAGATTACCAATAGAACTAATGCCATCAATGCTCTTCGTACAGAATTGAAAACTTACGTTGACGATTTGATTGCCGATACTGGTTCAGATGTAACTGCCTTAGAAACTAAGGTAAATAATCACATTGCCAATAAATCTAATCCTCATACAGTTACTAAAACTCAGGTTGGATTGGGTAATGTTAATAATACTTCTGATGCTGATAAGCCAGTATCTACTGCTCAAGCTACTGCTATTGCTGATGCTAAGGCTGCAGGTACTACTGCTCAGACTTCTATCAATAGTCATGCAGGTAGAAAGGATAATCCTCATACAGTAACTAGAGCTCAATTGGGATTGGCAACTACTGACCAGGTAGTATTTGCTAAGACTACTGCTCCTTCCGGTTTCTGGAAAGAGTCTTCCGATGAAAGATTGAAATCTAACATCAAACCATTAACCCATACTTTGGAACAGATTTGCAGTATACCTACAGAATCCTTTATCATGGATGGTAAGGAAGATGAAGGTACCATTGCACAAGGTTTGGAAGCAGCAGGGTTTAACCATTATGTGGAAGAAGACCCAAGAACTAAGGATTCAGTTCCTAATCCTGAGGAATTCGAAACGGTTGTTATCGACGGTGAAGAATATGTATTGGTAAAACAAGTTAAGTACCATAAGATGTCTACTCTGGCAATCGAAGGTATTAAACTTCTTTACGAAGAGATTAAGGCTTTGAAGGCTGAAATCTCAGAACTCAGAAATCTTAAAGATGTAGATTAATATGGGAGAGATAGCAACATGGAGTGCTGTCAAAACTAAAGTAGGCCTTGGTAAGACAGGTAATGACTGCCCTACCAAGGCTGAATTGTTAGCACTCGCCTCTACAGGAACGGGGGAAAGTTACGTTGGCTTGGAAATCTCCAATGCTAGTTCCTATGGTAATAACGAAGCTGTTAAACTCGAAGATATTCATAAGGTAACTTATAAGTATACATTCACTTTGAGATACTCCAGTATAAGTTTTGATGCTTTAGGTAACCCCAGTAGTTCTAATTTTGGTTTTGGGTTTACCAGTACGAAGCAGAAATATTGGGATAATGTAGCTAATGGGTCTGCTGTTAGTGTTAATTACGTAATAAACAGTAAACCAAGTTGGATTACTAACTATAGTAAGCCGGCAGATGGAAAGCCTTGGAAAGCTTCAGAGAATCTAGACCTAACCTCAAGGTCTGGTAAGGGGTTGGCTACTCAATCTGAATCTGGTAAAACCGTGGAATTCACATTTACCCAGGCAGCAGCATCTCAAAGTTGGTCTCAAACATTCTCAGTGAATCCCACTTCTCTGTCTTTTGGGGCAACTGGAGGAACAAAAACATTTACTGTAACCTCTTATGAACAGGAATACCGAAATGGACATACCTATGGTAATCAAATTCCCTTAAGTTATACCAGGGCTAATACCGGAGTTACCGGTACTGGTACTTCAGTAACTATGGCAAATAATACTTCTACTTCGGCAAAGTCGGGTAGTGTAGTATTAACTCAGGCAGAAACCAATAAGAAACTAACTATCAGTTGTTCTCAATCTGCAGGTTATAGAACCTATAGTGAAATCACTGTAAGTGGAGGAAGTGTATCCGATATACCTGCAAGTGGAGGAAGTAGAAGTTCATTCTCAACTATGCCCTCATATTCTCAGACTTGGGGATGGAATGGTTCTACAACTGGAGGAGGCACAATTACAAGCGGTGCTAGCATTAGTTATGGTACTGCAGTTAGTGCAGGTTCTTTGGGAACTACTGCAAAGGCTAGAACAAGGGTAGGCTCCCTTACTTGTACTGTATCTCTGAATGGTAAATCGAAATCTATAACTCTCGATGTATACCAGGCAGAGAATAAAATTACCAGTACTACTGATGGTACACCAGTAATAAGCTTATCTGCAAGTTCATACTCTATCTCTAATTCAGGAGGTAGTGTTAATATTTATGCCAGTGTAAGTATACCTACTACCAACCATTGGAGTTCAGGGTCAACAAGTGCAGGTTCTTCGAAGAGTGCTACACCTACGGTTAGTGCAAGTGGTACTGGTTTTAGTTTGAATGCTGCTAAGACGGTACTTACTGCTACGGAGAACTCGGGTACTTCAAGTAGAAGCTGTGTAGTAACTGCATCCTATAGTGGGGCAACTACTAAGACAATCACAGTTACACAGAGTGCTGCTTCAGTATCTTATAAGTATTACTTGGCATTCACTTCCCCTACTGGTTCAAGAACTACCACTAGAACCGGATTGTCAGCTTTGGGAGGTAATAACTTTATAGTTGATGTAGCTTATTCTTTTAAGACTAAGGTAATAAATGGTTCTGAGGTAAGTACAAGATATCCCTTGGCTTTAACCGTAACTTCAAAACCAAGTTGGGTTACAAATGTAGCCATTACAACACTATCCAGTGATAATGGAACCTATGGGTTAACCTTAACCTTAACGGAGAACACCGTAGAATCAACAAGGTCAGGTACCATTAAATTAAGGCAAGCAGAAAACGATGATGAGGGTTGGGAGCTTACAGTCAACATAACTCAGAATGCTGCAACAATTACTTATGAATACGTATTTAATTTGGGGTAATAAAAATACAACACCATTCTGTATTTAATGTATAATTAACCTAAGTATTAATCTTTAAAATCTTACAATTATGGGAGTAGAAGTAAAAGGTGCCGGCGATGGCGTTGTAATCGCGGACAGAGGCTGTAACGATGGTTGCGGATATATAGAGATCATTCAGGATGGGGCTCTGGTTGGGGAGCCGTGGGTGGTGCATTGGTAGGTGGTGGTTTTGGTGCTGCCGCAGTTTCTGTATGGGACAAAATCAATGACACCAAGGCTGACATCCAGAAAGTAGAATCTACTGTTCAGGAAGCAAAAGCAGGTATCTACAAGGATATCTCTGATGCTGCCCGTGGGGTAACCCAAGAAATCGGTGGAGTAGCAAAAGATGTTGCTGGTGTTGGTAAAGAAATTCTTAACAACCGTTTCACTACGGAAAGAGGTCTTTGCGATTTGGGTTACAAAACGAATTCGGATATCCGAGATTCTCGTGACCAAATGGGCGCAGGCTTCAATCGTGTTATGGACCGTCTCTGTCACATGGAACACCAACAGTCGGATTGCTGCTGTGAAACCAAAGGCTTGATTAAAGAAGTAAAATCTGACTTGGCTCTTCAGTTGGAACGTTGCTGCTGTGACCTCAAGAATGGCCAACAGGAAATCAAGTGCCTCATCGAGAACACTGCTAAAGACACCGAGATTGCTCGCCTCAATCGAGTGATAGATGCTCAGAGAGACCAGAACATCGTCAATCAAGTGGTAGCTGCCTTGAAGACCGGTACTACAACGCCAGCTTAGTAATTTAAAATACCAAGATGATTAAAGGAGTGCATCTGTTTTTAGGTGTACTCCTTTTTTCGTTTTAACTCATTAAACTAAGGAATTATGGAACAAGAACAACTCACCGAATTCAAGATACAATTAGCTCTACCGGCTCCCAATATAGAGATTGCACAAGAAGTAGCAAACAAAGCTCAGGTACTCATAAATCAATTTGGATACTATCAATTCTTAAACCTGGTAGACTTCATGCAAAGGAATCCAGGTGCAGTTTCATTTGGTTTAAACTTAATTAATAAAAGATGATTATGGACGAAAGAACATTGATTTTCCAAAAGGTACAGAAAGGTGAAATGATTTTCACATTAGAAAAAGACAGACGGTCTGGTTATCCTATTTTTGATACAGCAAGAATCGTAAAGGTAGGAGAAAGTAAACCAATGGCCTCTGGTGCTAAAGACGGCTTTGTTAACAGTGTCGAATTGGTAATCCAAGATTCGGTATCACAACTCACCGTATACTTGCCATCACAATCTGATGAAGGTATTTATAATGGTGTATATTATACTACCGATGTAGTGAATATAATTAATGAGGTTACTATGCAGAAACATAATGCCTTGAATATACTTAACAATCGACCAAAGTTTGAGGCAATTGTTTCTGAATGCGATAACATTCTCAATTCAATTAACCAATCACCTTCTGCTCCAAGTAAACCTGCTCCAGGGTTTGAGGAGTTCCGTCAATACATGGACCAACGAATCTCCACTCAAGAGACTCTGTTACAGAGAATTGCTCAGGAGCTGGGATTGGATAAACCTAAACAACAGTAAGAATTATGCCAAGTAAGTCGGTTAATATTACACTATCGACTCCAGTTGGCCCTCTAGAAATATACGTAGATAAACGAGAACAAGCTCGTGCAGAAAGGTTGATTGCCAAAACTCCAAGTATCTTAACCGAAGGCTATGCGAAAGGTACAGAAAAGTTTGGTAATCAACTTCTTCGTATAGTAAGACGAAGTTTGAATACGGGTGTTCCACCACCCGGTACCCATACTTCTTGGCCAAAACATGCTCCAGGTACTGTAAAGAAATATGGGGAGCATACTCTATTACGACTCACGGGTCAATATGCTAAATCCGTTACTGTAGTAAAGACCAAGAATAGAACTTTCGTTGGTTTACCAATTGGAATCAAGAAGATTACCTATACTGGTAAGACTTCAAGAAAGACTTTGAATCAGATAGCTATCATGTTAGAGTATGGTAGCAGAGATGGTAATTTACCACCTCGTCCTCTTTGGAATCCTGCATTTAAGGCTGCTGGTGGAAAAGCTGCCTTACAAAAGGAAATACGAAATGAAGTTAGAAAAGAAATAAGGAAAGTTAAAAATGGCAGCAGACTTTGAAATATCTTCATTATCCGGAACTGGTACTGCAACTATTAGGGTAAAGCCTAAGGCAGTAAACGAAGACATGAATAATATAAAAGAGCAGGTTCTCAAGGTAGTAGTTCAGGGTGTAGAAAGGGAAGTAACTCTGGTACAAAAGGCCGCTCCTAAAATAGTAGAGACCTGGGGAACTTATTTTAGTATCACTCCAGAAACTACTTCCCATACTTTCGATGGTACTAAAAGGGGTGAGACCCTAGAAATAGGTGTATACAGTTACCAACAGAAGTTTATCGATAATAAGCCTCAAGATGAATATCGTGCTGTAGATTGGAAAGTTGAAAGCTCCTCAGATTGGTTAGAGGTAACCCAAGAAATTGGAGAAGCTAATGCCGCAGGTAAGCTTACTATCAAAACTAAATCTACTAATCAAGAACATAACCCCAGTAACTATGACCCCTTGGAAAGAACTGCTATAGTTAAGATTATCTTACAGCAAGAACCTAACACTGAGATAGTTTTAAATATAACTCAATCTCCAGGTACTAGAACTACTAAGTATGGCTTTGAACCAACCCCGAATATACCATTCCCAAATCTTGGTCAAAATACTAGTACTGCTCAGATTAGTAATGTAAAGGGTTATCAGTACTACCTTATCAACGGTATTCAAGTTGCTAAATCTATAAAACAATTTAAGATAACCGATATAAGTAAGACAATAGAGGGTCAATTCCCTGGTATTGGTTCTGAACCAATACCCTTTAAAGTATGGCTTACCGATTATCCTTCAAATATTGCTACTCAATGGGTTAGTGAATTAAATTGTGTTGGTCATTTACAAACCATAATGAGTGGTTTTGGAGGTATTCAGGTAACTTATAATGGGTGTATTAATGACAATGGCAATCAAAGTGTTCAATTAAATATTAGATTAGGACTTTAATGGTAAACTCAGAAGAAATAGTAGAAAGAACTTTTTATATCTCTCTACTTAGTACAATGTTGGAAATGGGTCTTACCTTAAACCCAGAAGACTTCTTACCTTTGTCTCAAGAAAACGAAAAAAGATTTCAAGAGGCAATCAAAGGTATGAAGAAGTTTATACCACTTTTTGGTATAGGGAATAATCAAGTAAAAGGCCCAAAGACTCTCCCAAGAATAACCATAGAACTACAGGGTTATTATGCTGGAGATATTGGTGTGAATAAATACATCATTGGTGATAAACTTGAGGATGGTAATTACCAAGCTTCAGAGTTTCCTTATGAAACTAAGGATATTACCATAGATGTACATCTGGTTTCTCAAACACAAGCAGATATGAGATTGCTACATACAATCTTATATACTGGCTTACCTGCTAGAGGATACGTGAGACCATACTTCAATGACTTAGAGGAATGGGAAAAGGGCAGGCTTGCTCCCACCGGAAACCTATTCATTGAGATTGGTAATTATTATGACCATCCAGATGTAGAACATGGTATACTTGAGAAGGTATACACTTATGTATGTAAAGATGGTATTCTTCCAGAAAAAGCTTTGGGAGAAGGTACTCTTACACCTATCAAGGATATATCAGTTCTTATTGGATTGTTAGAACAAAACGAAAATGAAATGTTAGAGTTAAAAGTACCTAAGGTATAGGTACAATACTCTAGGGTATAAATTAAACAAGTAATTAACTTTAATCACAATAGAATTATGCCAACTTCACCTCACATTGACTTTAAGTTTAAGAACAACAATGTTCTTCAAACTACTCCCATGTTAGGAGTTTCTTGTGTATTGGCTAGAACTACTAAGGGCCCATACGATGACCCATCAGAAACCATTTCTACTTTCTCTCAGTTCCAAAGAATCTATGGTTCTGAAATTGTACCAGATGGTTCTGTATCAAATATCGAAAAGGCTTTGCAGGGTGGTTCTAAGCTTCGTGTTATTCGAGTACTTGGCAAGGGAGCTACTCAAGGTACAGTAACTGCAACTGCGGGTAAAGCTAAAACAGTTGCTAAATCCGAAGAGGAAGGTATAGCACCTGCTTCTGCTACTCCAGACCCTGCTACTCCTGCAGCATTGATAACCATTGCTTCTGGGGGAACTACTTATAGTTTGGGATTGGTAACCAAAGGTTATGGAGACCCAATCGGTAGTACTGATACCTTCCAGGTAGGTTTCTATAAACAATCCAATACCTTGTATTATAGAATCTATTCAGGCAATGGCCAGGTACTTGAACAAGGTCCGGTAGTAACTTATAAAACTGCCGATGATAACAATAATACTTCGGTAGATTACCTTGTTCTTGGTGCCTTTGCTAAGAACTCAGAGTATATCAAACCGGTAGTAGTTGCTGGTTCATCTTTTGAGAACTTAATCAAATGGCTTACCGATAGTGTAGATGGTACAAAAAATGCCGTTACTGTAACAGTTGGGGGAGCAGCTCCTTCAGATACCGAGAAACTATTTACCGGTACCGTAGGTAGTGCTGGTTCTAACCCTACTGCTGATGAATGGATCGCTTCATTGGATTTAGTAAGGGACTACACTGACTTTTACCAATTATTCATTTCCCATATCTCTCAACACCTTACTACTAATGCTGACGTACTCAAGGTATATAAGGCTGCTGCAGATATGGCAAAAGAATTGATGGAATGGGTACTGTACATAGAAGTCCCAAAACACTTAACCCATTACACCCAGGGTACTCAACCAAGAGACTATAAAGCTCAGGTTACTTGGGTACAGGCTTGTCTGGGTACCGTGGGTAATTCCAAGTACATTGCTTACTTTGGAGGTGGCCTTAAGTACTACAATGAGAACGGCAATCTTCAAGATTCTGATGTAGTGGGTACCATTGCAGGTTTGGGAGATGTTTCTGCTACTCAATATGGTCCTTGGAAATCCTTTGCTGGTATGAACCGAGGAGTTATTGGAGATGCAGTTGGGCCCGTATGTCCAAATTATGGTTCTCCTTCTCGATATAATGAACTGAACACACTTGCTCAGAATTATATCAATGAGATGGTAATCAAAGATACTCCCGATGCAGGTAAACAAACCATGCTATGGCATTGTTTCTCTTCTCAGGTAAAACAGGATTCAGAAAGATTCCTTTCAATCGTAAGACTGAACCTTTACCTGAAGAAGTTCCTTCGCCCGGTACTCAACAAATATATCGAAGAACCAAACGTTTGGAGTACTTGGAAGAGAATCTGGTTGGAAGTTAAACCTACACTTGACTCTTTGGTAGACGAAGATGCCATGACCGAGTATACCTGGATGGGTGACCAAGATGCAACTTCTTGGGATGACCTTTCAGTTAATACCGAGGCAGATGCCCGTCAAGGTAAGTACCGTGCTATCCTTAAGTATAAGGATGTAGTTCCTATGCAAGAGGTAACTATGGAGATTGTAATCGATGCGGCATCCAAATCTGTATCAATCGTAGAAACAAGTAATAACTTATAAACTCATAACACAATGGGAGCAAAAGTAAAAAACCCACGGAAGAAATTCTTGTGGAGTATCATGTTCCCCAAACACCCTATCAATACCTATCTATTCCAAAGTTGTACTTTGCCGGATATTGAGATTGACCAGGTTGCTCATGGGGACGTCAATAGAGACGTTAAAACTGCAGGTAGGGTTACTATAGGTAATCTTATTGTAGAGAAACTTATGACTACTGCAGGTTCAGACACATGGCTTCATGATTGGCTTTATGCTTGCCAAGACCACATAGTTGGTGGAGGTTTGGTACCAAGCCAATATTGGGAAACGGCTATTGTAAATGAACTTGCCGAAGATGGAGTCTCGGTTCTTAATACCCACGTCTTCGAAGAGGTATGGCCATGTAAGATTACCGGCTTAGACTTGGACAGAATGGCTTCAGAGAATACCATTGAGTCCATAGAGTTCTCAGTTGGTACTGCAGATAAATACTAATTCCTTAGTCTATTTTCACTAAGATTCGGTGGAGGGGTGGGATTCCTGTGATAGGAGCTCACCCCTTTCTTGTTGTTATACGGAGTACTATGAACATTTGTAAACATTAAATATATCAAATTATGGAATTTAGAACATTTAGATTTACCGGACCTTCTGGTTTCGAATATGAAATCAGAGAACAGAATGGTGCTGATGAAGATATCCTCAGTAACCTTTCAGACATGAAGACTTTGATGAACCTTACCAAGTTCATTGCAGCAATTGTAATTAGAACTACGGCTACCCCTAATGGGAAATTAACCGTAGATGATGCCCTTAACTTACCAGTCAATGACCGTTATGCTATTATCTTTAATTCTCGTATCTTCTCTTTGGGGGATGAGGTAGAATTTGAATATGATTGGGGCAAAGAGAATGGAGGTAAAGTTACTTATGGCCAAGACCTTCATGAGTTCCTTTTCGATTATTCAGAAGTACCCACTGATAATAGGGTATTTGATGAAAAACCAGATGCCATCCCTTATTATCCAAAGGGTATTCAATTAACCGGTCATGAATACCTTCTTTCATCGGGCAAGAAAATCAAATTTGATTGTATGACTGGTAAGGGAGAACAAGAGTTCATGAAGTTACCCTTGGATAAACAAACTAAGAATGCCCCCTTACTTTGTCGGAATCTTTACTTAGAAGTAGACGGTAATTGGGAGAAGGTAGAAAACTTTACTCCTTTTACTGCAAAGGATATGGCTGAGATGAGAAAGTATATAATCTCTATTGACCCTATCTTTAAGGGAGAGTCCCATATTACTAATCCCTTAACTGGAGAAGAAAGAACTTATCCTATAGTTTGGGCACCCAATTTTTTCTACCTGACGGAAGAGTAATGTTAGAGAGTGATTTTGTTTATATCACCAGAGCCGAGATAGCCTTAGACTATTTCGGCTTTTTACGTCTTCCGTATAGAATCAGGAAAATATTTAAGGAAATGGCCGAACAATATTATAAACAATTAAAGAAAAGAAAATAAATTATGAATACCAGTAGGAGTATAGTAGAGGTCGGTGTTGCCATGGTTTTAAAAGACCGATTCTCTCAAGAAGCTGGTAAGATATCTGGGTCATTCAGAACAATGATGAATGATATGAATACCTGGAATAGAGGTATACAGATGTCAGCTTCTAATACAATGGACTTCGGAATGCAGCTCGTAGGGGGAATGGCAAGGGCCTATAAATACTCTGCGGGTGTTCAGAATGAAGTTTGGACTGCTTCGAAAATTGCCGGTGCTACCATTGCAGAACAAAGAGAGATGTTACAATTGGCAAAAGATGTCAATGAGATAACTCCTCTTACGGCTTCGGATGTTGCATCAGGACAAAGATACCTGGCTATGGCGGGTAATAAATTCGATGCTATTAAAGAGATGATTGGGCCAGCATCTAAGCTGGCTTCAATCTTTACAATGCCAGTGGGACAGAAAGGTGGTGTAGCTGACTTGATGACTAATATCATGTCAATGTACCAAATCCCAATGGGAGAAGCCGCTAGAGTAACCGATGACTTATATACTGCAGTTACTAATGCAAATATATCTTTGACAGACTTAGCCCAGTCCATATCTTATGCAGGAGCAGATATGGCAACTGCTGGAGTAGATCTTCGGCAAACGGCTGCTGCCATCGGTGTATTGGGGGATATGGGTATACAGGGTTCTATGGCAGGTACCTCTCTGGCTAATATGATTCGTTACTTACAACTCTCTCTTGTTAATCAAAAAAAGAAAGGCTATAACGCTTTAGCAGACTTGGGCTTAAGTCCTGATGAGTTTTTCGATGCTCAGGGTAACCTTATAGATCTTTACACTATCTATCAGAAATTTGCCAAGGCGGCAGTAGACTTACCTTCACGGATAGAAACACCAACCTTCTTCAATATCTTTGGTGTTCGTGGTAATCGGGGCATGCTTCCAGTACTTAGAGATATTGCTTCTGGTAGAGATAAGATGGGTAAGATACTTGCAACTTATGACCAAAACATGGGGGCAGTAAATAGACTTAATGAAGAACGTCTTAAAACCGATGCGGGTGTCATTGACCAATTCGAATCAAGTCTAGAAAACTTAACCGTTACTGCAGGAGCTGCTTTGGGTAGAATATTTACCCCAGTACTTAATATGGGTAATTCCATCATCAACGTAATAAATTCTATCTCTGAAACTTGGGCTGGTAGCTTTGCTCTTAGAGTAGGAGCTACTGCAGTATTAGTAGGTACTATTGTTGCAGGATTTAATACTGTAAGAGGTATTATTAGGTCTGTTGGGTATTTACAGACTATTGCTACTGCTTCTACTGAGGGTATGTCTGCAGCAGCCATTAAGACGAACACCCAATTTGCTATTATGGAAGCTCATATGATAAGTATGGTAAATCTCATGAGGACCATGGTTCAATTGCAGATGATGATGGGGGGAGTTAGTATGAACAAAGCTGGTAGATTTTATAATACCAAAACCGGTAGATATATTAAAACACCCAATCCAGGGATGTCTCCAGCCACTTCACTCATTGGAGGTGTAGTTGGAGGTACTGTAGCTAATCAAGCTGGTAAACAAGCTGCTAAGACTGTTGCTACTAGAAGTTTAGCTTCGGTAGGTGGTAGGTTATTAGGGTTAATTGGTGGACCCTGGGGATTAGCTATTACCGTAGGTTTACCTTTACTAATAGAAGTAGGTAGTAGACTTATTGATTCAGTAGATAGGAATACTAATGCCCAAGATAAAGAAGACCCATCTGCAATCAGAGCTCAGAATGAAGAAAGGTTCTTGAATGCAATGAGAGCAGCTATTAGAGATGGGTTAAAAGACGGTAAGATTAATATCAGTGTAGATGGTGAGATATTGGGGGATTACTCTTTGGGTTCTCAGCAAGATTATACTGGTGTAGCATTAGGATTATAAAATTAAAACACTATGGCTAGAGTATTAAATAAAGCAGCAGGTAAGGTCGTTGAAAAATATAATGACCTTACAAGGGATACCGCAGGAGTTCTTACGGGTCCCTTAAATAAACTATGGAGAGCTCGGATATTACTCAATCGAACTATTTCTACTCTTCCAAAGGATGATGCTCAAAAGGGTAAACTCTATGACCCAAATGGAGTAATTGGAGAAGCTCAAATATCATCTAAGAATCCAACCCTAAACAAACAGCTCCAGGCTAAATGGAGAATGGAATTACAATTTCCGAGATTAGAAGAAGGTGAAGGAGTAGACCCAGCAAAAGGGAATAAGAATACCACTAATTACAGAAACTTTGAGGCTAAAGCTGATATCATATATCAGAATGAGGTAAGGATATATAATATGACTGTTAACCCTACTCAGTATATTACCTTACAGAATAGACCTCCAGAGTTGGACTTCAGGGGAGAAACCACATGGGCAACTATCAAATCCATGGGAAGGAATACTCCTATGTATCACTTTACTGGTGCTGAGGACATCATTCAATTCAATGTATCTTGGTACTGTAATGACCCAGAGAATCCAGAGGAGGTAATTAATAAGTGTAGGTTATTAGAGGCCTGGACTAAAGCTAACGGTTATCAATCGGCTCCGCCTATTGTTAAGATAGAATGGGGGGATTCGGGTATATTTGATAATCACTATTACATCCTTACTTCAGCAACCTATACTCTGAAGAACTTTCAGAATGGTTATAGGATAAGGGTACCTGGAAAGCCAGCTACCTTTGGTAATGGTAGGTTATTACCTGCAGCAGCAACTCAAGAATTGATTTTCAAGAGAGTAAGTGCATATAATCTATCCTATGGAGATTTTATAAATTCGGATTCACTTAAAAAGACGGGAGGTATTAAATATGATTGATATTAACCAATATCTGACGGGAGCTAGCCCTTATAATAATGCCTATGCTCTAAATTACGGAGATGGAGATTACTCTTTAGAAACTCCAGTAGTTTCTGTACCTTCATCCTCAAATGATATTCAACATACCATTAAGGATGGAGAGACTTTACAGAATATAGCCTATAAATACTATGGGGATTCAGGTAAATGGTATCTTATTGCAGAAGCTAATGGTATACTAAACCCTTTTAAAGAGGTAGAAAGTGGAACACTTATAAGAATCCCCGCTTATGGCAGCTAAACAAAAACCCATATTATATAACGGAATGGGCCAACCATACTTGGCTCTATTCGATTTTAGAGGTATGCCGATAATGAATCCCATTACTGGTATACCTCTTGGAGCTTATATTAGTACCTGGAATTATAGGTATGATGAAGAAAAAGAAAATCTTGCTACAATTACATTTGATACTGGAGATCCCGATACTGTGGACATAGAGGCTTTACAAGAAGGTAATGTGATATGCTTACAGTGGGGATACATATACCCAGACGGTCAATTTGTATCGGGTCCAATTAAAACTATCAAGGTCAGGGATTTTGAGGCAAAGTTTGATTCTACTGGTACCCATGTAACTATCAAGTGTATAGACTCTATTGGTGATTTAAGATATCAGCCACCATATAATTTCTCTGAAGCTTCAGAGAATAGTTTATCTTCCTATTTAGATGGTGGTTGTGATAATGGTGTAGGTGTAATCATAGAAATCTTTCAGTAATGGAACAACGAATAATAAGTAATAAAGTATATGAGTCACTACAGGTACCTACAGAGAATACTCGTACTACTACTGGAAAGGTGCTTTATGCTAATAGGTACAGTGGAGTAGCAGAAGTGGCTATGCCAGAAGATTTGAAGGCCCTAATCAATAGTGACTTCGGATTAGTTGGCAAGAATATCTTAGTTCAATTAGAACAAAAGATGAGAGGTTATACTAATGGCCCTTGGTATATAGATTCAAGAGATAATGTTATTTATATACATAATAGGAAATTTCATGAAGAACCAGTAACTGTTTATACTTATCAGGGAGAGAATGGGGAAGTACTTAGTGTTCAATTTTCTACTCAAAAAGTAACTAAGAGAGTTAAGGCTACACTATCTCCCGCTATTAATCCAGAGAGTAAAGATTTAGAAGTATTAAGTACTGGGATTGATGATACTGAAAAATTACCCGAGATAGTAGCTAATGAGAATAATGGGGTCTATTATAATAATTGGAAAACCTCAATAGGTAAATATGGAGCAGAGAATAATCCCCAAGATATACCTACTATCAGGCAGATGAGGTTAAATCATACCCTAAAGACTGACCCTAACTTAAGAGCTTCATTTGAAGCTAGGAAACAAGTAGATGACAAATGGAATCAAGATGTAGCAGAGTATTCTGCTTCTAATCCCGCCGAAGCTTATAGACAAGGTAAGGAAAAATTCCTTAATGAACTTAGTACAGATCAGGTAAGAAGTATCATAAATAAAACCATTCAAAGAGAAGAATTTCCGGCTGATAGGCGTGCAGCTTTAAATGCTGCCCTTAAGAATGTAGTTAATGGTGAAACATTAGATGAAGATATATACAATATCCTCAAGAATGAAAGATACCTTTTCGAGGGTAAAGAACAAATGGAATACATGGTCATAGAAGACCTGGACCCAAGAGACTTTGACCCAGAGCATACTCCCAAGGGTGGAGCTACTGCTTGGGGATTAGAGGATGAAGAAAGTGTTTATCGAGGTATATCGGCTTTAAAGAAAGGCCCTTATACTATGGTGATCGATGACACCCCGGTTATCAAATATAAAAACCCATTAAATCAGAGTTTGGGTATTTATAGCGTTACAGTGAAAGTTCAACATTGGAAAAAAGCTAATGTTGAGATACCCCTGTACAAACTTTACCATAATCTATTCAGTAGATATGGGGGGATAGATAAGTGGGCTTGGGCAGCTAATGCTAATGCTAATGGTGGTTTAAAGTATACAGAGAGTAAACTGGTTTGTCAGATGCAAGTTGTTGGAAGACCCTTACTAGCCTCTTCTCAGGTATTAATATTAGAGAATGTTGGTAAACGATGGTCTGGTCCTTGGTATATAAAACAATGTACCCACTCTATGGATGCAGGCCAGGGATATGTAACTAATTTAGAGTTAGTAAAGAATTCGAGTAGGGCTGGTTCTACTACTTCTAAGACTGGACTGTCTACTCAAACGGTTGTAGCTAATGATGCTAAAGCTAATGCTGTAACCTCTAAGGGTAAAGATAAGAAAGCTTTAAGTAATATCAATGAATTAGATTTGAGTTGGACTTACAATGAGGTGGCCTATTTCATTGAATCTGGTATTATGGATAAGGAAGGAAACGTATTGGATGTTAAACGTAGGGATGAGATGGCTCGAAAGAAGGCTTACTATACTGAAGTATTAGCTAAGACTCCAATCGAGAAAGCAGAAGGTATAGCTGTAAGCTCTGGTAGTTTAACTACTTCTTCAGGTAAGGTAATACCCGGAAAGATAACCATCAAAGATATTCAAGTACCCGATGGTTATTGGGTTAAATTCGATTATATGGAAGTAGCCATAAAGAGATTCAAAGAATATATCAAGAATAAGGAAGCGATAAAGAGATTCAAAGAATATATCAAGAATAAGGAAGCGAGGTAATTATGGGCTATGAAACTGCAAAGATAATAACAGAAGAAGGATTAGAGGGTCTTGGAAGATACTACTCTATATACCGAGGTATAGTTGTTGATAATAATGATACCGAAAAGAAGATGAATAGGGTAAAAGTATGTATACCAGAAGTAATGGGAGGTACCTTTGCTTGGGCTTTACCGAAAGGCCAACATGGTTCAATAAGTAGTGGGTTTAAGTTCTTAGCCCCTAAGGTAGGAGATATAGTATTCATTACTTTTGAATTTGGTGACCCTACTAAACCATTATGGGAATACCATGGTTGGGGTATGAATCAAGTACCTCAACCATTAGACGGTCCAAATAAAATGGGGATAGTTACTCCTGAAGGTAACCTCATTATAATAGACGATGATAATGGGAAACTAAATCTCTACTTTAATGGGGACGTATCGGTTTATTCTGAATCTAACGTAATAGTATCAGCTAATAAAGATATCAATATATCCTCAGGTGATACCATTATATTAAATACTGGAGAAAATCATGGGTTAATCAATATTGCCCAACTAACCGAAAAACTAAATCAAACTATTCAAGAACTAGAACAACTTCGTAGTATGTTCAACTCTCATGTACACTCAGGTGTAACTACTGGGCCAGGTTCTTCTGGCCCAACTTTAACTCAAATAACTAAACCTTTCTCACAATTCGTTGTAGACGATTATGAGGATAAAACCTGCATACACTAATGGAAAAGAATTACTTTACAGACTTAGTTGGTATAGGTGTAACTTATCCTATCCAACTTACAACTAATGAAAATGGGGAAAGAGGTTGGTACCCAGTAAACGGGGATTTTAAACTTATCAGGGATAATATAAGTTCTATATTGTATTATATGATAGGTCAGAGATTTCGACAGGAAAACTTTGGTAGTAAACTATGGCAATGTATTGAGGAACCAAACTCACAAGCCCTAAGTTTTATAATTAAAGAGTTTTTAAAACAAGCCATAGGTGCATGGGAACAGAGAATAACCTTCCAAAATATCACAGTTACTAGAGTTGATGCAAAAATACACATAGAAGTAGCTTATGTAATAAATGGAACAAATTCTAGTCAGTACCTCGATATCACCTATGATAGGTCAGATAATTCATTAAATACACAATAATATGGGAATCACAAATAAATGGCTTAATCCATACCAGAGGTCTTATCAACAGATTAAGGCCAAGCTGGTTGAATCCCTTATGGGTCTTAAAGACCCTCAGGGTCAGAAACTCATAACAGATTATTCGGAGGGGAATATCTTAATTATCATCCTCTCATTGTTTGCGGCAATTGCCGAAGTACTTCACTATTATGTAGATAATATGGCAAGGGAAACCTTCCTATCTACTGCAAGAAGGTATGATTCGGTAGTTAAACATGGAGCTCTGGTAGATTATCATGCTCGAGCAGCGATTGCTGCTACAGTAGATGTAATCTTATCCAGAAGTATTACTGGTAATTCCATTGGAGCTAAATTAACCATACCTCAAGGAACTCTATTTACGGATTCCAGTGGTAACTCTTGGTTATCTGCTAGAGATGTAACTTGGTATTCAAATGTAACCACATGTAAAGTACCTATAATTCAACATGAGAAGTATACTGCAAGTGCTCTTAATAATATGCTAATACCTACTGGAGACAGGGTAATAATTCACCTCGGTACCTTGCCAAATGGTAAGTACTATGAACAAGGCTCTATGTCTTTACAGATAGGTGGAGAAACTTGGGTATTGGTAGATACCTTTGCAAAATCAAAGCCAACGGATAAACACTTTATGGTTTCAGTAGATGAAGCTCTTAACCCTTACATAATGTTTGGGGATGGAACCTTCGGTAAGAAACCTGCAGCAGGTGCAAAAATAACCAATGTAGTATTCTACTTAACTAATGGTACTCAAGGTAATGTAAAGAGTAATACCATTACTTCTGTACCCTCAATAATCTCTTCTTCAATTACTGATGCTACAGTAAGTAATGCTTATGATGCTGGAGGTGGTTCAAACTATGAGAACTTTATAATGCTTAAGGAACATATACCTTTGAGTGTAAAGACTTTGGGAGTAGCAATTACCAAAGAGGATTTCGAAAGTTTGGCTATGTTGGTTGATGGGGTAAACAAAGCTAAAGCCGATTATGAATGTGGTAGAAAGCTTACAGTATATATCAGTCCTGATGGTGGAGCTGTTGCTTCTTCTGAATTAATAAATAGGGTATACAACCTATTATCTCAAAGAGCACCTATGACTACTTGGTTAAAGGTTAAATCTGCAGGCAAGGTTCAGATTATTCTAGAGATGGAAGTTACTGGTAAGAAGTCTTATAAGACTCCAGAGATACAAACTCAAATTCTTACGGCTTTATATAATGCCTATTCTCCGGAGCAAGCTCAAATAGGAGGAAGCGTAAGGGTATCAGATATATATGCCCTAATAGATAACTTATCAACCGTAGATTACCTTCACCTTACCAAGTTTTATATTAAACCATGGCCCACTACCATTTATGGTAATAAGGAACTAAACCTGGGCCAGTTTAAATTAAACAAGGCAAAGGGTTCTATGACCTACTACATAACCTTCAATTCCTCAACTACCTTTACAGTACGTTCGGTATCAAATGGTTATGTAACTACTGGCTCAGTTGGTAGCTCTATCCAGATTATCGATAAAGCTAATGGTTTTGATTTCTCTTTGGACATTCAGAACAACAGCTATCAATCGGGCTATCGGTATTCTATTACGGTATCAGAACCCAACCATGATTATGAAGACCCAGGTTTTAACTTACCGGTATTCGAAAATGCTTCACAGTTAACATTAACAGTAAATGAAATCGTATAAAAATGGTGAACCTTAAAAATCTAATTGATTTTTTACCATTCGAATATAAGGACCAAGACACTTATAAGGTAAATGGCAAAGGCATCTTAGAGAGGTTTCTAGAAATTTGTGGAGAGCATTTTGAAGATTATATTACGAAGGACATTGAGAACATTCTGGATATTATTGATATAGATAAGGCACCAGATATGTACCTCAATTTCCTTTGGCAATTTCTTGGAGAAATGCCCTTTGCTTATGGGAACACTATAGATGCACAGAAATGGGCAGAGTACTTTAATGGGTTCTACTCTGATAGTAAACTCCAAGAACTATCAAAGCTTTGGATAATCCCAAAGGAAGGACCCCTTACATTAACCAGTACTCAAGTAAGAAACATATTGAAGTACTCAATATCTCTTTTTAAAATAAGAGGCACCTCTGAGTTCTTCGAGATAATGATGAGGTTGTATGGATTAACCTGCGTAGTAACAGACCCTGCAAAAGCAGATAGCTATGATGGTTGGGTAAAAGGCAATCCACACTTTGACCAATACTATCAGTATGACGATAAGTATACTTACGATAATACTTTTGATTGTTCTCAGTGTATACCAGTAACCTTTAGACTTACAGGTCATGGATATACTTCGAACTCGGCAGCTTTTAGAAAATTTAGAGAAGCTGTAGAGGCTTTCTTTAAAAGGTTCATACCCTATCATGTATCTTTCAATATTCAATATGGGTTTACCGTAAATGATGGGTATACTATTAAAGCCGAGTTAGTAAATCCAGACCAACCCAATTTGATTACTTTTGAAGTATATGAAGTACCAGTGAAGGTAACAGTAACTTCAGATTGGGTAAATGCTGACTTAAGGTACCAGATATCTAGTGATAACGTAAACTGGGGTTACACCAAACATGAAAGTGGTTCTATCTTTAACATACCCAGGGCAGGTACTTATTATTTTAGAAGTGTGGGAGACCCTACTAAGGTAACCCAAATCACCGTTAATCAAGAATCCTATAATCGAGTATATTCTATTACTTGCGACCCAATTACTGGAAAGATAACTCCTACTAACCTAAAAGTAAGTACAGTAGTAAGGGCAAATGTATCTTATAAGGGTACAGTGAAAACTTGTAATGTACGATTATCTGGTACGGATATAGTGAAAGTCTCTGGTTCAACTTGGGAGTTTTCCGAACCAGGTACCTATATATTCGAGGTAGTAGAGTTCCCAGTGAAGCAAACTTCTTTTGTCGTAACTCGAGAAGAGGTTACATATAAGGTAAGATGTACACCTTCTGAATTTAGAGTTGGGGATAAGCAAAGTATTAAAGATGCTACCACTACTCTTACCATTGAATCTAATTATCCAGAATCATTTACTGGTGAACTATACTGTAAGCTAATTGGTGATACTAAGTTGTTTAAGAACGGGGATAAGTTTACTGCTAATAGTTATGGTACTTATAAGTTTAAATGTACACTGGATAAAAGGGAAACAGATGAAGGTGTAGGTATATTCGAAGTAGTATCTGGTAAGACTGCAGTATATAGAATTACGGTTAGCCCACCAACAGTTACATTATTCAATGGCTCTGCCAAGACTACCGTAAAGATACAACGTATCTCTGGTAATGGTGGTGATTATAGAGTAAGGGTAATTGAAACTGGAGAAACCTTTGATGCTCAGAATGGATATGTATATACTGCAAATAGGGCAGGGACTTATACCTTCCAGTCAGTAGCTTATCCTACTGCTAAGACTACTCTGGTAGTTAATAACTCTCCAGTAGTATATCAGAACAAGTTAAAGATAGTACCTTCGGATGCTACAGACAGTCATTGGAAAGAACCCAACTGGGCATTACCAGAAGACCAGATAGATGATACTTATGCAGTATACCAATTACTGGATGAGAAGTCTGCTTGTAAGTTCCATCTTGAGGAAATGAAAAATGGGGTCAATGTAAGTGGTACTGCTACCTGTGATGAGAACGGGGAAACCTATAACCTTGATGAGGAAATTGTTCTTACCAAGGCTGGGACTTATACCTTTGTGGCAGATGATGGTTCTTCATTAAGATGTCAAGTAATACTGGAAGATTATCCTACAATCATAGAGATTTCTTGTACTCCTACTTATGCAGAACTAAAGGGGAATGTTAAACAAGTATCTACTTTAATCAAGTGTACTTCTAATAAACCTGATTTCGATAGTCGAATAAGGGAAGTTGGTAAAGTAACTACTTATGATGCAGGTGGTGCTGGTTATGAGTTTGTAACTGCACAAGCTGGAGAGTATATATTCGAATCAGTGGTAGATACTTCGAAGAGAACTAAGTTCACCGTAGTAGATGCAGACCTCTTAAGCGTTAGTCCTCAAAAGTTAGAATGGGAACATGATGACCTCTCAGAGAAAACATTTACCATTACAACTTACAGTAATCAATCTTGGCAAATAGTAGAACAATGATAAATTCAACAATCGATAGAATAACAGAAACCACAACTCAGTCTTTATTCAAGACATTCACTGTGGGTATATTGGGAGAGTGTACACAAATCTTGTATGATTTGAGATGGATGATAGTCCTTGCAATAATTCTAATCCTATCAGACTTATGGTTTGGGTTATCTGCAAGTAGGTTACAGAAAATCGAAATTCGAAAATCTAGAGCTGGAAGAAGAACTCTAAACAAGATAGTAGACTATATCTGCTATGTTCTACTTGGTGCTGTACTTGGTAAAGCTATTGGAGAACCATATGGGATGAACCCAATAGTGGTATCAATAACGGTTATGGTAATATGCTACTGTTTCGAAGTGGATAGTATATATGGACACATCTGTGAAATACATGGTATTAAGAAACGGTACAGTATATGGAGAATACTCTTTAAATTGTTAACCCTCAAGTTCAAGGATGTAGGTGAAGCATTTAAAGATATGTCAGAACAAAAGAATCAATTTAAAAATACTAAGGACAATGAAGACGTACTTTAAGTATGAAGGTATTATTAAATCAAAGGAAGCAGCAGAGGCAATTGCTGCTCCTTCTGGTTTAGGACCATTCTGTGGATTTGGCTCAGCTACCATAAATGGTAACAAGTTAGTGGTATCTCCTCAGGGAGTTGCTGGAAGTAAGTATGCCAATGTAATCAAGGATAGGATTATGGCAAGGTATATGGCAAAGGCTTCAGAAGATGGAGAATTGCCAGATGTAAACTTTGGGTGTATTTCAAGGGATGGGTATGTATTTATATCTGATGAACAAACGATTACTATTGAGAACATCCAAGGTACCCAAGGTTCAACAGAAGAAGTATTACTCTTTGCAGTACATACTACTATTTCTGAACCAGTAGATAATCCAGTAGACTTTGTAGCTTATTGGAATGAATCCTCCGAAAGCTTCTACACCTTGTTTAAAAAGTCTCTGGATATTTATTATCCGATTGCCGAAGAGAATCGTACACCGGATATCATTAATAATGATGTATATTCTAATTACGGTATGACCTATAGCAATCTTCTAGAGATGGTAGAGAGTGCTTGCCCTTATTACTCTAATAATAAAACTTCCGTTGTTCTTATCGGAGTATATGGTAAGGGTACTGATGCAATGACCAAACGAAATGAGAACTTTGCTATCGTACCCTATCAGGGTAAGTTCCAAGAAATCCCTTATACTACTGCTGCTCAGAGTATGATGAAAGAATCAGTGAAAAGAGTAGAACAGATAAATTCAGGCTTCCCAGTAGTAGATGAATCTGGTACTAAGTTAAATATCAAGCAATACATCGATAGTCAAATTGAGGCTATCCGAAAAGAATTCTCTGAATCTCTGAGTACTGCTAATTTACCAATCGGTTCTATCATTCTTTGGGAAACCGATGTAATACCAGATGGTTGGGCAGAATATACTAAGGCAGCTGGTAGAATAGTTATTGGTTACCAAGCTGGAGGTGTTCAAATTGGGGATGAAGTAATGTTACAGAATGTCGGAGATTACTATACTCCAACTAAAGGCAACTTCCTAATCTCAATTAAAGGCGATGACCTTCCTAAGCATAGGCATGCTCTTGGTGTATCTAAAGGTAAACAAGATGATGCCAATAACTGGGAGAACGTTCGTCCTCAATCTTTCTTTAATAGGGAGACGGGATTGAATGGAGATTTCGGTAGAGGAACTCCTACCAAGGGTATTCAAGATGGTGCTATCGTAGTAAGCTGGAACCTATTAGGGGAATCTTTCTTACAAGAAACTTCGGTAGAAACTTTGGATATTGAAAAATTGCCACCGACTATTACATTACGATATATCCAAAAAATATCATCATAAAGTTGTTATTAGTTATTTAGTAGTATTAAAACTCATGTGTACTATTTGTATTGTTTAAGAGTAAACATTCGTTTACAATCTGTGTTTTGCATAGTAAAAATCAATTGGGAAAGGGACGTTGGGAAACGTCCCTTTTCTTTTGTGTTTAGTATTTAAGTTCTTCTTTAGCTCGGTCTTCCCAATATTGTATATCTTGTCTAAGTTCTGATATATATCTCATAGATTCATTAGTCTTAGGCATTTCGAAAAATTCGATAAGCATTATATTAGTTATTCGAGTACTATTTTCAAGCCTTTCCTTGATAAAAGGGGGAGGAGTAATTAATACCTCAAACAAAAGATAGGCATCTGGAGAAAGCTTATCCTTCATATAAGTATACATCATATCAAGCATTTCTGATTTAGCTTTCTCTTCTTCGGTATCATCCTCTAATTCTTTGTCATTGTCGAATAAGTCATCAAGTTTAAAGAGGCTTTGATTATACTCTGCTTGTTCTCCGTATGCAGAACGAAGCAATTTGTTTTTGAATGTACTAAGTGATGCAAGGATTCTTGCTTTAAGATGTTCTTCAGTACATTCACCATAGTATTTGTTGAAAACAAATAACATCTTATCCCAGAAATAAGATTGGATAATATCCGGTGTAAGATTAAACCGTTTATAATCAATCTGACGGGTAAGATTTCTGATTACTGGCTTACAGACTTTATAAAGTCTGTTGAATGTAGCTTCATCATATTCCTGCATAGGTTTTAATCTATGAAGCTCTGAGCCATTATTTCCTTTACTTTTTCCCATGTTTTTAAATATTCGTTATGCAAATATAAGTATTTTTTCTTATATAAAATAATAATATTAAATAATCTGGAGCTTAAGGTAGTGGATTAGTAGTTTCTAGATAGATGTCAACATGCTCAGAACTATCTCGGTACTATCAAAATCTATTAGTTTATATAATATTGCAATATAGATATGAAGAAATTTAAAGACAATATCAAGTTCAGTTTTTCTCCCGAGTTTCAATTCGAGATACTCAGGTTTGTTTTAAAAGATAAGGAAGGGGGATTAGTACTCAAAAGGATTAAATCCAATTACCTGGTTCTCATAGAACACTCCCTTATCTTCGAAGGTATATCAAAATATTTTAAAAAGCAAGGCAGAATGCCCTCCGAGAATATCTTAAAGGAAGTATTAAAAGAGTTACTAGAATCCAAAACCTATGTGGATTTGGTAACTAAGGATGATATACCTAATATCAATAAACTAATAAGTAATCTCTATCATATACCACTATCGGATTCTGATTACATAAAAGAAAAGATATATCAGTTCTCTACCTATGTTGAGATGAAGAACTTAAATGATTCTTTTGATTTGGATAACTTCGAACAATACGAAGAATATTCGAGGAAGATTGAAAAGGTACTTCAGAAAAGTAAACCTAAGAAAGAGGATGAACCCCTATATATGATTCGAGATATTACCGAGAGACAGTTTAGAAGGCAATCAGAACCTTCAGTATTACCATGCCCATTTAGGCAATTGAATGATTTAACCAATGCAGGAGGTTATCCAGAACATTCGGTTAATGTGATATTGGATAAACCTAAAGCAAAGAAAACATTCTTCATGGTAAATCTTGCAAGAGGTTATCTTAGAATGAAGAAGTCTGTATTATATATTGATACAGAAAATGGTCAAGAACAAATTATGGACCGTTTCATTCAATCAAGTATTAATAAAACTAAGAAGGAATTATACTCGGGTGAATATGATAAACTTGAGGCAAAGCATTTAAGGAAACTTGCAAGGTTTGGAGTTGAATTAGTGGTTGAGCGTGTACCAGCAATGATTACTAATACCACTTATATAAGGGAAAAGATAATTCAGCTTCGTAATCAAGGAATTGATATTAAAGTTCTTATGGTTGACTACGCTGGTAAGCTTGCATCAATAGCGGGTGATAGAGAAGATTTCGAAAGGATATCTAATGTATACGTAGACCTTCAGAATCTGGCAGAAGAATTACATTTAGATATTATATGGACTGCCCATCACATTACTCGTGAAGGTAAAAAGCATAGGCTTACTAGATACGATGAGAATGATATCTCTGGTTCAATTGCCATTGTTCGTAATGCCCAGGTTATCATGGGTCTTAACTCTACTGAGCAAGAAGAAAAAGATAATATTCTTCGAGCTGAGATAGTAGTACAAAGGGATGGTCTTCCTTCCGGTAGAGCATTATTCAAATGCGATGTCGAAAGGCAAAGATGTACGGAATTTACAAGGGAACAACGTAAACAATATGATGAAGTGTATTCTGGAGTATTAGATTCTATGATGAAGAGTTCTAAAGATAATCCCTCTGCAAATAAAGAAAAGTATGAGAAGAAATCAGGTGATATCTAAAAGAAAGTTAATCTCTAATATAGTAGGGTGGCCAGATTATTATATTTCTAAGAGAAGTAGATTATATAGATACTACCCTAAAAGAAAAGTATGGATGTTATTAAAAGGTACCCTCAATCGGGGTAGGATATATCATATATTAAGAGATAGTAATAAACATAAAAGGATTCAGGCTTCTAGATTAGTAGCCTTAGCTTGGGTACCTAACCCAGAGAGTAAACCTCATGTATGTCATAAAGATAATAACCCTTGCAATAATATACATACTAATCTTTATTGGGGTACACAGAAAGAAAATATACAACAGTGTATCAGGGATAATAGATTTAAACCTCAAGGTAAAGTACCCATATCTAGAAAGGGTATACTTAATCTTAATAAGGATTATTTAAACGGTGTTACTATAAAGGAACTAAAACAGAAATACAATATAACCCATATTCATAGATACGTTAAAGAAACTAAAAAGAGATATAGATTAGGACATGATAGGGTACGAGAGTTAATTAGGGATAAAGCCAAGGGTTACTCCAATAAAGAATTGGGAGAAAAGTATAAGCTAAGTAAAGCTAGTATTAGTCACTACTTAAATAGAAGTTTTTTATGAAAATAACTAATCAGTTTAAATCTAGACTAAGGACATACTTTATTAAACGATTGGGAGCATTCGATTATAAGCACGGATGGTTACGCATTCCCACTTGCCCATATTGCGGGAGAGAACAGAAGTTGGGAGTTAACCTTTCTATGTATAGAACCAATTGTTTTAGATGTAATGCCCATCCTTCTCCTGCTCAACTAATAATGGACATAGAAGGATTTACTGAGTACCATGAACTAATTAATTTTTTGAACAATGGACAATTTGATGAACTTCAATTTAAGGAAGAGAAAATCGAGCTTGCCAAGAGTAAGCCAGTATATCTCCCTGAAGGATTTAGAAATATTTCGCTTGGAGACAGCCAACTTGCAAAAAGCATTCGAGGGTATGTCAAGAAACGCGGATTTAGCCTCGAGAAGTTTTCAAGATACGGTATCGGCTATGGAACAATGGGCACGACTTACGGGTACCTTATCATCCCGTTCTATTATCAAGGACAACTTAAATATTACAATGCTCGGAACGTTATCGGAAAAGGTCCCAGGTATAATAATCCCGATAAAGATATCACAGGCCTTGGCAAACAATTTATCATCTTTAATCATGACGCATTGGAAATGTACCGGTCGGTATTCATTTGCGAGGGAGCACTTAATGCCCTCACTCTCGGAGATAGAGCAATTGCCACAATGGGTAAAGCTATTAGCCAGTACCAAGTCAATGAATTACTTAAATCCCAATGCCAAAGATATATTATCCTTTTAGACCCCGATGCCAGGTCTTATGCTGTTAATCTCGCACTTAAATTAGTAGCTTATAAAAAAGTCAAGGTAGTATTTCTTCCAGAGGGTTTTGATGTAAATGATTTGGGGAAGAAACAAACACTTAAGCTAGTATATCAAACAAGGTATCAAAGTTATCAAGAACTGATTCAAATCAGAAACTCTTTGGAGTAAGGAGTTCCTATTATATTATAAATAATATATTTATGCGTGAACCATCTATCCATATAACTAAGTCTCAATTTGAGGAAATATTAAATACCTTAGAGGTAGACAATTTCCCAGTTGAGGCTTTTTTTGTTATTGCTCGAAAGGAGGCAATAAATCATAGAGCAGTCTTAGTTTCTAATAATAAGAATACTAAGCGAGTTAATAACATTTTACTAGCATCTAAGGGGGATGCTGCCCTCGTTGCTGATATTTTATATGCCACCCGTATAAAGTTAAAGCATAGGGGAGTTCGTAAAATAAACGAAAGTAATACAAGGGAATGGGCAAATTGTAAAAAGCTTGCCGAGATATGTAATACCTTCTGTGAGGATTTTAAATTTGATACTCGAGAAGGTTTTATTAAATATATTGAGACTGGGTTAAAGAGGATGACCGACTATCGGAATGTTATGCAAAGGTTAATATCTATGCAGGATAACATTACTAATCAAGTAGATGCCGAGATAGAATTGCAATATTCAGATTCAAAGCTTACTAAAGAGATACATGATTATTTCATAGGTAAGATTGCTAAGGCAACTGGTATTTATGAATCTTATGAAAACAAACCAGAGAAGTATGTACACTTTGCAAAGGTAGGAGAATTCCTAAAAGAAGAGGGTTGGGATTATAAGACATTCATTGATGCTCAGTTTGAATCTCTTGCATGGTGTAATGGATTACCAGATATTGCACAGATGTATACGGATAAAGCAATTGAAAGATACAATAAGTATTTATATAAGTATAAGAACAAAAAATCCCTGGAAGAGGAACCCGAAGTTGAAGGTTCTCTCTGGGAAAAAATTAATAATTAAAAAAGTAATATGAAAGGTTTACAATTTTTCGGAAACAGAGTGGAGGATGCAGCTAATGCTTTTATTGATGTCCTCAAGTATTCAGACCAATCGGTAACTTATCCAGATTTTAAGGATATCGACCCTTGGCCTGATGAGATAATTAATATGTTCTATGTGATTTGGAAGAATGCCAAATTTTCAGAACTAAGTGCAATTATTATGTATACCCAACAGTCTTCTAGATTCGAGGAGGTATCAGAATTGATGTTGGGTATTGGTTTGGTAGAGATGAGGCATCTTGACAAGATATCTGATTTCTTACAAAGGGCAGACCCATACGAGGATTACTCTACCATGAATATTAATCCTACAATTGAGATTGGTTCTACTTGGGAACAAGCTTTAAAGATTGCTTTGAATTCCGAGATAGAAACTATTGGTCACTACAAGAAAATCCAAAGAGCAATTGCTCAATACGAGGAACGTCCAGATTACGATGATGTGAATTATTTCCTTGAGAAATTGATTGCCGATGAGGAACATCATATCAAACTTCTTAAGGAAGCAATGGACATGGATAAAGCCACTAAGGGTGTAACGGTAATTATCAAATGAGTAAGATAATTATTCAGAATGGAAATATGTGCGAACTTGACTTACCTCTTAAGTTCGCACAAAAACTTTATAATGAGTTTGCCATTCGACATCCAAATGCTTTCTACTTACGTACAAGGCAAAGAGGTATGCAGAATTGGGATGGTAAGATTCATTACATTACCAAGACTGGGCAATTTAAAATAGGTTTGCTTCCTAAGGTATACGATATGTGTATTGAAATGGGGATTAAACCTAAAGTTGTAGATATGCGTCAACCTTTACCTAAAGTCAGTAAAGTTGTTACGAAGATAGGCAAATATAAATTAAGACCAGAACAGGAGAAAGCAGTCAAGGCTGTAATTAATAATACGATTGGAGGTAAACCATTTCATATCGGAGTATTGGATTACACGGTTAATGCAGGTAAAACTCTTATTATGTCGTCTTTGTATTTATCCTATAAGAAGCAGTTGAAGACTTTGTTAATAACTAATGACTCGGATTGGTTAAACCAAGCTAGAGAAGAATTTAAGCAATATCTACCCGGAGAGGATATCACTTTTGTTCAAGGCAAAGTTTTAAACTGGAGTAACTTCACAATAGGTATGGTTCAATCTATTTCTCGTAATATGAGGTTCTATCAAAAAGAGTTATCTCAAATAGATATGGTACTTATAGATGAAGCTGACCAAGGGGGCAGTAGGCAATATCAGAATGTAATCACCCGGTTATTCAATACTCGTATTCGTATAGGACTATCTGGTACCATCTATATGAGTAAGCTTGCTAAAGATAAAGTTAAGAATATGAATCTTGAATGTTTCTTTGGTAAGGTACTTGCCGAGTTTAAACTTAGGGATTCTATTAAGAAGGGTTATTCAACTAAAACTGTAGTAAAGATGGTACCAGGTAAACCCTGGTATGGGAATTGGGAATCCGATTGTATATCTTATAAAGAGATATATGATGATTCGATTACTAACAGTTATACTGCTTGGTTAATGGCATATTCCAGATTACGATGGAATATTAATCAAGGCAGATATCCTGCTCTCGTAGTTTGCAAGCATATTGCACATTGTGAAAATCTATATAAATTCTTTAAAAAGAAACTGGGCGATGCCTATAATATTGCCTATGTGCATGTTAATACCAAATCTAAATTAAGACAACAAATAATGAAAGATTTTAGGGACGGCAAAATTGATATCCTGGTATCAACTACAATCATTGCTCGAGGTAAAAACTTTCCTAAGCTTAGGTATTTACTTAATGCAGCAAGCATGGATAGTCAGGAAAAATCTATTCAGTTTCTTGGTCGTTTGGTAAGAACCGATAAATCGAAAAAGAAAGTATACCTGGATGACCTTCATTATCCTGGCCCTTATTTAGATAGGCATGGTAAGCATAGGAAGCAATATTATCAGAGACAAGAATTGAAAGTAATATTGTTAGATAAGCTATGGAAGAAACATCCTAACCATAGCCTTATTAAGAGTTAACTAGAAGTACTATGAGTATTTACTTTTTCTCCGTAGGAGAAAAAGAAGATTACAATTAATAAGCATATAGGCATTATGAATAATGATAAACTAATATGTATCAGAGATGAGGATGATACTAAACTAATTACTCTATTATCAGATGGTTGGAAGATAATCCAAATCTCTGCATCCGGTATTTATTGCTGGGTACTTTTAAGGAAACCTAATAACACTAAAAAGAAAATTAAAGGCTTTCAGTGATGGAGAAATATATTTTAATTACAGCGGTTGTTATTATGATAATAATACTCGCTTTAGACTTCATACTTTCTAAGGATGGCTATCAATGCCATTCATGTAAGAAACGTTTTCATAAAAAGGATTTGGAAATTAAGGGATGGCATTTCAAGGAATGGGTCTGTCCCAATTGTAAACATATTAATTACACTTATGATGAAGAAGATTAAAGAATGGTTTAAGTCGTTTAAGTCTCTTGTTGTGGGAGAGGTACATAATCCTAAACATGTATTCAACTGTAGAGATTTGATATGGATATCAAACTTGGAAACTTCTCAAAATACCCCCGAATGTTTTACTCATTTCTTTTGTTTGTACTGGAGTAATGGTATGGTAGTCAAAGTATGTCAAGAGAGCTATGATAGAAATTCATACCAAGAATTATATAAACTCAGGGAACTATTTATAAATAACATCGGTTATTCCTATGTTCCTATAGAAGATAACAGTGAAATATACATTTTATAAACGTAAAAAAGATATATAATGGCTAAGAAAAAGAAACAACTTCCTGACTTATCGAAGCAAGATATCCTTACTCCCATAGATGTTAGTACTCTGGGAACTAATGGAGACCCTTGCTTCGGTATTGGGTATGACCTATCAACTAAAGAGTGTAAGCTATGCGGAGACTCAGAGCTATGTGCATTCAAGATGTCTCAGAACTTGAATATCACAAGGAAAGAGCTAGAACAGAAGAATCAATACAAGGATTTGGATGTATTAGAAGATACGGTTGGTATCAAGAAATACATCCGAGGCTTGATTCGGAAAGGGAAAGACAAAAAAGAAGTTATTACCAAAACTGTTGAGAAATTCGAAGTACCCAGAAAACGTATTAGAGAACTTTATAAAGAGTGTACTAAATAATGAAACCAATAGGGATGATATGGGCTATGTTCAAGGTATACCTTAACAACCCAAACTATTTTGTAAAGCAAGAAGATGTACTTGCTAACCTTTGTATAGAAGGTTCTACCGATGTAATCAGAATGTGTAATTCATTGGGAGTACATGTTTCTAGACCCGAGAAATTAACCTTTGGACAACTTTTACATAAATGCAATATATTATGAACAGATTCAGATTTATCAAAGTAAGGGAGGTAGTATCTCCCAACAGAGCAAACCCCAATGATGCTGGGTTAGATTTTTATGTACCAACCAACCTGACTTCAGAGGATATCCATTCTAAGAATGGGTTCGATTCAGGAGGGTATGATTTGGATATACCCTTTAGTGAACATTTCGTAAGGCATATAGCTTTACAACCTGGGCATAGGATACTTATCCCATCGGGTATCAAAGGTTTGTTAGAACCGCCTGCATCTATGCTAATGGCAGCAAACAAATCTGGTATAGCTACTAAGAAAGGATTAATCTTTACTGCCGAGATAGTAGATTCTCCCTATGTTGGAGAGATACACATTGGAGTATACAACACTTCTCAAGAAGCCCAGGTTATTGAGGCTGGCCAGAAGCTGGTTCAATTTATTCATGTGCCAATATATATCACTGAGCCAGAAGAGATTCAACAAGAGGAATTTTATACTGAATCCCAGATGTGGGGAAGTAGAGGAGGGAATGGTTTTGGTTCATCAGGAAGTAAATAATCATGGACATCAGGAATATAAATGAACAAGTGCCTCAGGTAGAAGAAACTGAGGCACGGATATTACAAGAAATGTATGTTCTTGGGATAGAGCAATTCTCTGGGTATAAATCCATAGAAAAGCTACCAGATTACCCATTAGATATAAATAATCCAAAGAGCCAAGTTATTCTAAAGGATTTTATTGGTAGAGTTATTGAAGAGTTAACTGAAGGATTCGAATCTACCGATGAAGTAGTATCTATATATCGTGATTATGGATGGAATAATGATTGTTTAACCTCAGAGGAATATACTCAGGTATTAAATCATCTAGCAAATGCAAATGAAGAACAAGCAGATGCTTTGGGATTCTTCTTTACTTTGCTTTTATATTCTAATATATTGCCAGAAGATATATTAAAATACCAAGATGCAAAGAGTTTATTTGAGGTAATGGCAATTGGAGTCAAAAACCTACTCATCAAGTACCCAGATCATCGAAGTGTAAGGAAATACCCTATACTAAGTCCAACTGATTGGGCAAGAGAAGATAGAGAAGAATATGATAAGATAGTTTCTTATACCCCAGGTTTTCATGAAATGAGCGAGATATCTCATGAAAATGAGAAGCTATATTTATGGGAAGTAATATATGAACTTAATAAAGCAAGGAACTTCCTTAAATGTAGACCCTGGAAACAAACTCAAGTGATGACCAAAGAAATAGATTTTCAGGAATCTTTGGTAAAGTCATTCTATCTCTATATGGGATTTTTAGCCATGAATGGGTTTACTCCTTGTGGATTATTTAGTTTATTCTTTAAAAAACAACGTCTCAATTTATGGAGACAAAATACTAATTACTAGCATGTCAGGATGGAACCATAAATTAGAGGGACTTCAACTTAATCCGGAGGAGTCCCTCCATTCGTTAGAATTTGCTACTTCACAAGAGGCATGGGAAAAACTCAATGAGGGATTCCTAAGATTAGAGCCTGCTTTATTTGCAAAGGGGGCTATTGCCAATAGTGGGGTAGCAGTAGTGTATAATGTATTTATAAAGATACGAAAAGCTTGGGTAGACCCAGAATTTGATTATGGGCGGTGTTTCAATTATAAAGAAACTAAGTGGACTAGCTTATTGAATAACTACATAGACTTTAATAAGCTTGACTTGTTGCGTAGTAAACTGAGAGTACTGAGAAATAAGTACAATCAGAATTACAATATAACCTATATGTTTAACAATCATCATGATAACGGAAAGCAATGTCTAATAGCAGCGACTTTTTCAAAACGATTCGGGGAGGACATCCCAGTTATTACAATGGTAGTTCGGGCTTCGGAGATTACCAAGAGGTTAATATTCGATTTCCTATTAATTCAACGAATGTCAGAGTACGTATATGGTCCGGATCAGTCAGTACAAATCAACCTATTCGCGACTCAAATGTACGGAAATGTGGAGACACTTCTAATGTATCATACCCATAAGCCATTGAAGAAGGTACTTAAGGGGGCAGAAGAGAATGCTTGGAATAAGAGAATAAAAGAAATATGGAAGAAATTCCAAAAGGGTACAGAGAAGGAATTCTCTTCATTCAAGGTATTCTTTAGAAGTTTTAAAGTGCTCAGACCAGATTTATATGAAGAAACATATAAATCAATGAAAGCAAAAGAATTACTTCTTGAATACGAAGATATTGAATATCCCGAGAATGTAATTTCTTACTCTCAACGTAAAGCCTATAAGAAGAAACTTTTAAAACAAAAGAACAACAATGGAAGCTAGGGAATTTTTAAATCAGAAGCGGATAGGATTAGTAAACAAATTCTATTACCAAGTTTTAGAGATTAAAAAGAACGGTGCAGAACCAGATATACCCTTGTTAATGAAAGAGGTAGAGGATTTCGATGATTTTGTATTTCGCTACTGGCATATGACCTGGGTTAATTCTACAATGTCATACAGTTAAATATTTATATAATATGAGGATATATTCTAACAGTTTTGAGTTAATGTCCGAAATGGGCAGAGAACTCAACAGTTATGGTCAACTTGTAAAACCAAAGACCTATCAAAATAAAGTCATTGAAGGTAATGAGGATTTTATTACTAAAGAACTCATTTGCCAACAATATTGCTTAACTTCATTGGGAGACCCGGTATGGTTATTCGTATTCTCTCATTCAAGAGAATGGGCAGATGCTGAGTTCCAAGAAAGGATTGATACCTCTGATATAATTAATCCAGGTAAAGCTTGGGAATTAAGAAAAGATTTATGGGAACAGTTCTTGGTAAATGGTAAATTTGATTATACCTATAATGAGAGAATCATCCATGTTATTAAACCATTGATAAGATTACTGAAGGACGATAATGACACTCGTAAAGCAGTATTACCAATATTCAATGGTGATATGGACGGATTAGATACCGATTGGTATGATGGTAGTAGACGTATACCCTGCTCTATGTATTATGACTTCCTTATCCGTCAGAATGGTAAAGGAGAAAAGGTATTACACATTTGCTATCACCAAAGAAGTTCGGACTTCGCCCAACATTTTGGTAACGATATATATTTAGCTTGGCGTCTAATGGAGTATGTAGCTAAAGAGGTCGGAGTAAAGCCTGGGTATTTGTATCACACAATTGATTCTCTCCATGCTTATAAGAAAGATTGGACAGCATTAGCTTCTAATCTGGAAGACTTACAAGAGAAATACTAATAATGAGGGATGTATCTACTACTGGTGGGTATGTCCCTTTTTCTATTTTTAAAATATGGAGACACGGTATACAATAATAAAAAACAAGAGGGAGCTTAAGAAACTTATTGATTGTTGTAAAGCTACGGGTTATGCTTGCTGTGACTACGAAACAAATGCAGAACCTATATATAATAAGGGTTTTAAGCCAACCATACTTTCAGTATCCTGGATGCCAGGGTTTGGTGCTTCTATCCCTCTAGACCATTTCGAAACAAAAGATTATACATCTCCAGGGTGGAATTGGAAAAAGATGCTAAGGAAATTTGGGGAAGAGGTAATTGAGAATTATGAGATAACCAAGGTTGCATGGAACTGGAAATTTGATGACCAGATAAACCAGAAATATCAAATATTCTATAGAGGTACTTGTTTAGATGGTATGCTTGCAAAATATCTACTAAACGAGGAAAAACCTAATGATTTAAAATCAATGGTAAGAAGGTATTTACCAGAGTATGGTAATTATGAGAAGCAAGATGCTTTCGATAAAATACCTTGGGATAAAAAAGAGTTAGACCCACTTTGCCATTATGGATGTCAAGATACGGATTATACTCTTAGGTTAATGATATTCTTTGAAAAGAAGCTGATTGACCTTGGTTTGTACAGTACCTTCAGGAATTTAATTATGTCTGCATCAAGGGTACTCACTTCAGTAGAGAAGAATGGTTTGTATCTAGATAGAGAGTTCAATAATCAACTACTGGAAACATATAAACCAAAAATAGATGCGGCTAGACAAGCTATATATGATTTGCCAAGAGTAAAGAAATTCGAAAAGAAGTATAACCAAGAAAAGATTGATAAATATATTCAATCTATCGAAGCTGAACTTGAGGAGCTAGATTATAATGATCCAAAAGATAAACGAAAGATTGTATCAAGGGAACAGAAAATCTCAAATATCAAGGCTGGTATATTCACAACTAAAAAGGAACAAGAATTGATAAGACCTATCAATTTGGGTAGTCCAGTTGATTTACCTGCATTGATGTATTCGGAAGAAGGTTTTCATTTTGAGGTAATTAAGAATAATGAATCCGGTAAACCAAGTACAGATGAAGAGACTCTTACTAATCTAAGGTTAACCGTTAAAAAACCAGATTCACCTAAGGCAATTTTCCTTGATAGGCTTCTTGAATTACGAGGTTTAGAGAAGATGTATAAAACCTATATAGAGGGTTGGAATGAAAAAGTTCAAGATGATGATAGATTACATGGAAGATTTCTTATTCATGGGACTACAAGTGGAAGATTATCCTCTGCAGAACCCAATGCTCAACAAATTCCCAAGACATCCGTAGACCCCAATATTAAATTACAATTAAAAGCTCCTAAAGGAACCTTATATATTGCTAGTGATTTTAGCCAGGCAGAATTAAGAATTATGGCTCATCTATCGGGAGATGAAACTTATCTTAATGCTTTTAACTCTGGTCAGGACCCTCACTTAGCAATTGCTGCTACTAAATATCATATACCCTATGAAGAAGCTCTTAAGATATATGAGGATGAAAATCATCCAGAACATAAGATATGGAAGGTGAGAAGAAAGCAAGCTAAACAAATTGCTTTTGGACTTATTTATGGAATTGGTGCAAAATTACTAGCAGTAAAACTATCTGACCCAAAATCTGGTATTATAGTTACACCAGAAGAAGCCCAAAAGGAAATGGACATATTCTTTGGTCAACACCCCAAGTTGAAGACCTTCTTGAAGAAACAAGAGAAATTCCTTAGAAAGAATGGTCATCTGGTATCATTATTTGGGAGGAAAAGAAGATTACCCCAAATATATTCAAATGATAAGGGAGAAGAAGCTTATGCTTTGAGATTAGCATTAAATTTCCCATGTCAATCAGCAGCATCTGATATGTGTCTATTTGGAAGTATTCTCATATACTACTTAATGAGACAAGGTAAATTACCCTCTACTAAGTCTGTATGTTTGGTACATGATGCTAATTATCAGATTACTAAACCAGAGAATATTAATATTTGGAGTATATATGAGATGTGGCAAATTTATAGGAACCCATTAACTAAGCCATACTTCGGCTTTCAGATAGATGATGTCACAATGGACATGGAGTTTGTTATTGGTAGGTCAATGGCAGAAGAGTTACCTTTTATTCCGGGTTATGATTATAAGAAAATGTTAGAACCTGATTTCTCAGTAGAAGAATATATGGAAGAACATAAGAAATATAAACACATACCTATTTCAGAGTATAAGAAACGTTTTAACAAACAAATGAAGCAATATGAAAAAGATTTTGAACGGACCCACAGTATGGAGGGCTAAATGCCCAGTATGTGATTGCGAATTTGAATATGATACCAGTGAAACTTTTGGGGTTTATAATAAATCTGGAGATTATTTTAGGATAGTACAATGCCCTAATTGTAAAACTAATCTGAAGCATTCAGAATCTGTATCAACCATTATAACAGAATCGAAAAGAGAAGATACTATGTCTACATAAATAATATAAATTTATGGAATTATGGCAACACAGAAAGAGATTGATAATGCAAGCAAATTAACTGCCCTTACTTATATGGTTGCAGGGTGTTTAGGTTATTCTATCGAAAACTTACTTAAGTACTTAGATGTAGTTAATCTAAGGTTGAGTGGACAAGAAAAAATGTTACTTAACCGATTAAAGACTCAGTTATCTCAAGTACAAACTAATCTTACTACTTTAGAGGGATTAGCTTTTAAAGTAATGGCTACAGATGAGGATGGTAAACTTGCTTATGAAGATGCCACCCATATTTATTGGGCTGCATTTTTAGCATTACTAGATAGAGGTGGTACTGATAACTTATGCGACTTAAGATTAATGGCTTTGGTAGATAAGATAAGCATCTATAAATCTCTTCTTAATTTGCCCGGTATGAAACTCTCTTATCAAATGGCTTTTGCTCAAGTAACTAAAGCAATAAGCAAAGGAGAATTTAGTAAAGAAGACTTTAAAAACCTATTAGAAGTTTATGAAGACGGAACTGAAAAAACTAAAGGTTAAATTTGAAGGTAAACTTATTGAAATTGATATACAAAAGGAATTATCTATCAATGAGAATATCATTAATTCTCAGCTACGAGAATCTCCTTCTAGTTATTATGTACTTGCTTCTTTGAGAGATAAATATATAAAAGAAAGGGATGCTCTAGCAAGGGAAAAAGAAGAAGCTTATTCGAATGCCTGGTTATATTATAAGGATGCTAATGAAAGATGGAATAACGAATATGTATCTCATAAGGCAAACCTTAACAAGAAATACTCTTCTATCAATGAAAGGTATTTAAAAGCTGTAGAAAAAGCAAATAAGTTCATAACTATCTGTAAATGTTATGAGTCACGCGAAAATATATTAAGAACTATTAATGCGAACCTAAGAAAGGGTTAACCTATTGAACTATAAACAATTACTAACTTTTAAAAACAGTATTAGAATATGAATTATTCAATGACATTTATCTCATCTCTTGTAGCTGAGAAATTTAATCAAGAATTACCCGGATGCCCAACAGAAAACCGGGTACTTATTTTATCTCCCAAGGAGGTAAACCAAACTAAATCTGGTTTGATTATCCCTGAACAAGTAAAAGAGGGAGTTCCTCGTAAAGGGGTTGTAGTAAAGAGTGGGGAAATTACCGAAGAATACAAAACCTACCGAGAATTGGTTGCTGTAGGTAGAATAGTTACCTATGGTTTGTATGCAGGTAAAGAACTTGAATTCGAAACGGACAAACTATCTCCTGCTCTCAAACAACTTTTAGAGAAAAACGTTCTTACCGTATTGAGTATGAACGAAGTAGTTTACTCAGAACCGAATAATTAAAACTAATCATTATGATAAAAGACAAGAAGAAAAAGAAAGTTTCATCAGAGGGACTTTCTACAAAAGAAAAGATGCTAGCTAGAAAGAAACAGCTAGAATCCAAGGGAAATGGTAGTGGGTTAGTATATCCAAAAGAGGGAACTCTGAGGATGAGAATTAAATCTCCGGGTGATGACCAAGAATTGGGTATCGAAATTATTCAATTCTACCTGGGTGGCAATTTGGGAGGAGTTATATCTCCGGCTACTTTTGATGAACCTTGCCCATTCATGGAGAAATACCAAGAATTGAAAAACTCCAAGGATGAAGATGACAAGGAACTTGCCAAGAACCTGGTACCAAGAAGAAGATATGTTATCGGTGGTATCATTTACTCAGATGAAAAGGGTAGTAAGGTAGATTACGAAGGCAAAGATAAGGGAGTTTTAGTTCCTCGCTCAGTATACCAGGATATCATTGACCTTTACCTTGATGAAGATGAGGCAGGTGATATGACAGATCCAAAAACTGGATACGATATCAAGATAATTCGTTCCGGGTCTGGTAAACTAGATACCACTTATTCTGCTCGTGCTTGCAAACCAACTAAGTTGGACAAGAAATATCAAGGTACAATTGACCTTGAGGGGATAGTTCGTTCTCAAATCAAATCCTATGATGAGTTGGAAGATTTACTTTCACAGTATCTAAACGAAGACCATGGGGATGACGATGATGATGATAAATCCAAGAAGAAAAAGAAAAAGGGAGTTCACAAAGACCATTACATGGAAGATGATGAACCCAAGAAAAAGAAAAGAAAATACAAATCGGATATTTAAGGGTTAGTAATATGGTTTCATTCGAAGGTGGTAATTAGATTCGTTCTGTTATCACCTTCTTTAGTTTAAAGACATTACATTATGGCAAAGAAATCTAAGGTTGGTTTAAAAGTACCAACAGCAAATGAGATGGCAAAGAAATATGGAAGTATGATTAAATTAGCTTCAGAAGTTACTGATACTGATTTATATATACCATCTACTTTCTTTGCTCTGAACTACTTATTTGGTAAGGGTATTCCTTATGGTAAAATCGTAGAGATTGCTGGAGAAGAATCCTCTGGTAAATCTTTGGTGGCTTATAACTTTGCTTATGCTACTCAACAACTTGGAGGTCATGTGATATGGGTAGATGCTGAACAATCCTGGATGAATTCTTGGGCTGAAATAAATGGGGTAGACCCCGCAAGAGTAACCATTGTTAATGATACCCGTATTGAATATATTGCAGACGTAGTGGCAGACTTAGCAATATATTTACGTTCTCAATTAACTCACAATGAACCGATACTCTTAGTAATTGATTCTATTGCAGCTACAGACTGTACAGATAATATAGATGCTAAGATGGTTGATGGTAAAGCAGAAATGGGAGGTAGAGCAAAGGCTCTTTACAAATACTTCCGTATCAGAAGTGAGTTATTCTACAAGCTGGGAGTATCTCAGATTTATATTAACCAATTAAGAACTGCTTTAAATGTCGGATTTGGAAAAGATAACACAACAACTACAGGAGGTGCTGCACTCAAATTCTATGCTTCAATCAGAGCTGCTTTCTATTCGGGAAGGTCTGTTACCATCAAACAAAATGGGAAAGAAAGGAAAGCTGGAAAACTTGTCACAATTAGACTTATTAAAAATAAGGTTGCTCCTCCTAGACCTACAATTAGTAAATGCCCAGTATATTTCAACCCTAAATTCCATGAGGTTGGATTTGATAGATGCTATGCTTTAGAGGATGTATTAGTAGATACCGATGTAATCGAAAAAACTACTGGTGGGTATAAATTGAAAGGGAAAACTCTTGCAAGAGGGGAAGAGAAATTCCAAAAGCTTTTGGAAGAAGACGATGAACTTCGTAGAAAACTTTTACGGAAAGCCGGAGTAAATACCATAGGTACTACTAAAAAGCAACTGGAGAAGATAGAAACAAATATATTCCCAGTCGATGGTGTAGAATATGAAAACTATTCAGATTCAGAAGAGGAGGAGGAAGACGATGAATAAGAAAGAGGTAGAAGGTATAGAGAAAGTAATTAAAGAGTACCTTAAGAAAAATTTGAGAATGGAATCTAGGGTTAGGTATCTAGATGCTTATAGCCAACCAGAGAATTATTTAGATGTATATCTTGGAGAGGAAAAGATTCAAGAAGTTTCACTTTATGAATTAGATTTTGGACGATGAGCAAGAAAACACAATTTACAAGGTCCAAGAATAAGATAGGTAGTCTGTCTTGGACTTCTCCAATCTATACTCATGGAGAAGGTAAGTATCAGAATAAAATATTTCATGATAATATACCCGGTTACCCAGGTTATCATATATCCAAAAGAGGTAGAATATACTCCAGATGGGATGTAAATGGTAAGGGTATATTAAACAAAAGATACCACTTAAAACAGCCTCATCTAAATAAGAATGGGAGGTATATAGTAGGATTATCTCAACCAGGTATGGGTACTACCAAATGGTTATTACACCGATTAGTGGCTTTAGTTTATATACCTAATCCAGAAAATTTACCCTATGTTTGCCATAAAGATAATGTACCTACTAATAATTCAGTTAAGAACCTTTATTGGGGTACACAAAAAGATAATATGTCTCAAGCTTCTAGGGATGGGAGGATGGTAAACAAATTAAAAGGTAAATGTATCAAAGGTACAGAGATTCAAAGGTCCTATATACCCAAGTTGATAGGTATGGGGTTTACTAGAAAAGAGGTATCAGAGATAACCGGGCTGGGACATCAACTAATATCAGATTATTATATTAAATATAAAAATAAATATGAAAAATAAAAAATTAATACTATTAGTTGACGGCGAGAATATTTTACACCAAAGTTTTCACAAATTTGAAAAACTTAAATCTACCGATGGCAAACCGAGTGGGGCAATATTCGGATTTTTCAAATCTCTACATATGTATCTTACAAGGTTCGAACCGGATGAGGTTTATATTTCATTCGATAATGGTCATTCACCAGTAAGGACGAAGTTATTGCCCAATTATAAGGGACATAGAAAAAATATATCTGTAGATTACGAATCATTGCAAAAGCAAAAGGCAATTATAATGAAAATGCTGGGTATGCTAAGAATTAATTATATCTTCGATAAAAAGAAATCTACAGTATATGAAGGGGATGACTTCTTAGCATACCTTGCAATTAAAAAATTCCAATCCGAGAAAATGATACTTATATCATCGGATAAAGACTTTAACCAGTTGCTATCAAATAACCTGAGGATATATAATCCCAGAAAAGATGAGATGATAAGAATGGATAACTGCAAAGAATTATTCGGTTATCATTCTCATGAAACGGTAGAGTACCTTGCAATGGTTGGAGATACTTCCGATGATATACCAGGGTTCCCGGGTATAGGACCAGTAAAGGCAAGGAAAATACTCGATGAAGGTAGGATTGAGAAATTCATTGCTCAGAGTAAGAACAAAGAATATCTTCAAATATGGAAAAGGAATGAGCAATTGATTGACCTTTTCTGGTTTGTAAGACATAACCCTTTGAAGGAATTGCCCTTAAAAACAAAAAAGGAGTTTAAATATGAGAAATTCAAGAAAGTATGTATCGAATACTCTTTAGCATCTTTCTTGACAAATGAATTTATAAAACCATTTAAAGTATTACACCATGACTAAAAGAATAATGTTTGTAGGTCCCTCTGGGATAGGTAAAACCACTTTAGCACAATACGTGGCTAAATCACAAAACATACCTTTTGTATCAGGTAGTATGTCGGATTTATTACCGGCTATGAAAGATTTATCTCATAATGAGGTATTATCACTCGGTTCTCAGGCAATGCAAACGGCAGATTATCAACTCCTTAGTTTAAGAAACAGACTCTTTAGAGGTAAAGAGGAATTTGTTACAGATAGGAGTTATGCTGACCTGGCTGCATATTTTTGGTATAAACAATCTAGAACTATTCCGGAATGCGAATTAGAACACTTTATAGGTTGTTGTAAAGCATCAATGGAAGACCAATGTGATTTAGCAATCTTCCTTCCTCTAAACCTTTGTAATTATTCTGATTGGGCAATGGAAGATAATAAGAAGAGAATTACGAATAGATTCTTTCAGATTCAGATATCATCGTTGATGGGAGAACTTCTTGCAGATTGGGAAATACCCACTATTTGTATATCTGAGCTCGATTTAGGTATGAGAACGGAACAAATCAATTACCATTTAGATAGGATATGGGGAAAGAAGTAATAGCAATAGCCTTTTCAGATTTACATATAAATCTATGGGCTAAGTTTAATGAGAACAATCACAGGACCCTGAATAGTTTCAGGGTTTTGTCGATTATACGGAAATTATGTAGAAGGTTTAACTGTCCTGCATTATTTTGTGGAGACTTATTTCATAAGGCCGAAACAATGGACCAAGAATTAGCAGAGATATGTTATAATGAACTAATCGAAGGATTTTGGATATATGCCATATCTGGAAATCATGATATTAAGAAAATAAGTAAGGTTGGTACTAAACCCTTTAGCTGGCTTTATCAAGTAGAGAAGTATGGTATCATGATATTAGATTATGAAAAAACCCAACTATCTTCTACACATAAAGATATTATGGTATATGGGGTTCCTTATATTGATAATAACGTGGGTCTAAGTGAATACTTAAAGAAGTTAGAATTAGATAAAAGTAAAAAGAATATTCTTTTACTACACACTGATTATCCCGGTGCAAAGGATACCGATGGTAGAGAGATAGATTCCGTAGAAAACTTAAATGTAAATGTTCTCAATAAATTCGATTTAGTATTATGTGGTCATATACACAAACCTCAAAGATTATCAAAGAAGGTTTATATGATTGGGGCACCTAACCATCAAAGGAGAACCGATAGAGATTGTGAATTAGGGTATTGGAAAATCTATGAAGATTTGTCTCTGAAGTTTGTACCTTTGAAAAATTTCCCAAAGTTCATCGATGTAGAAAGGGAAGAGGATATTAATGATGATGGCAATTATTATACGGTAATCCCTCAAAAAGCTAGTACTCCAGTTAATAACAAACATAAGATTACTAAGCAACTTTCTAAGAAGTCTCTAGCAAAGAGATACCTAAGAGAGAAAGGTATTAAAGATGAGGTTAAAACTAATCTATTAATTGAAACACTTAAAAAGGCTGAATCATGTTAACGTTTTTAAATATGGACGCAGAAGGATTCTGTTCTATAGAGTCCTTACACTTACAATTAAACCCAACTTGTACCATACTTATCAAGGCACCAAATGGGAAAGGCAAATCAACTATACTATCGGCTTTGGTATGGGCAATATATGGTAAAAACTTAAAGGGTGTTTCCGAAGTAAATACTTGGAAACAAGTAAGACCGAAAGATTATAAGGGTACTAAGGTCCAAGTATACTTTCAGAAAGACTCTCATACCTATAAGATAATACGATGTCAGAAATATGAAGAAGTACTTGAGGATGGAGCAAAGGGCAAAGACCGACTCATTTTTATCAAGGATGGAGATGTAATCGATATAAAGGGTAAGAATAAGATACAAGATGCCATAAATAGGGAAATAGGCTTATCATATACTCTGTTTATGAATTCCATCATGTTTGGTCAGGGCATTAAGAGACTTATACAAGAGTCTAATTCTGATAAGAAAAAGATATTCGAAGAAGTATTTGATTTAGAGTTCTTAAACCTTGCTAAAGGCATTGCCTTGCAGGATAAAAATAACCTGGTATCTCAAATAAATGAGGTAGAGCATGAGTCTCAAATGCTTAAGAAAGAATTGGAGGCTAACAAGGAAGCTTACTTCGATATGAGAGACAGAGAAAAATCCTTCAAGCAAAAAATCAAAGAAGAAAGAAGAGAGTTAAAGCAAGATAGGGAGAAGCTAACTAAGTTACTGATTGAGAAACAAAAACAAATTAAGGATGAAGTAGATGCTTCACTTCAGATAAAGATTAATAAGCAAAATAAGTTAATCCTTGATTTAAAGGGTAAGATAAAAGAGGCTAAGAATCTATCGAATGTACCTCTCAAAAGGGTAATTAAAGAGTTAATAATACAGTTAGAAGCTGGTCACTACAAACGTGCATTGCGTGATGCTAAATCAATATATAAGGCATTTTCTGACCTTGATAAATATGATAAAGAATATCAAGAGGCTCTAGATAGGTTAGAGAAATTAAACGATGTAGACGAAAGGTATAAGAAATTAAAATCCGACTGTGATGATATTGCTTCTGACATTGCCTCTATTGATGAGGATTTGGAAAAGCTCAAACAAGAGAAACTAAAAGTAATGTCTCCTAAGTATAAACGAAAACTTAAAGAGATTAGGAAAAACTTACGAAAGGTTGATGAGGACTTTCATAATAAGGAATTAGAGTTAGAGAATTATAACTGGTTAATTAATGACCCATTGGGTAATAATGGGATTAAGGCATACTTATTCGATTCATCACTCGAGTTCTTAAATAAATGCCTCGATAAATATTCAGAGGTATTGGGATTTAGGATTGAATTTAATATAGATTTGGGCACTGCTAGAAAAGAATTTGTTACTCTTATTGAAAGAGATGGGATGATTATAGATTACGATGAACTATCAGGCGGCGAGAAACAATTGGTTTGTGTAGCAATGGCATTCGCAATGAATGAAGCTCTTACTGCCTCTAAGGGGATTAACTTAGCATTCCTTGATGAAGTATTTGAATCATTAAGTTCAGATAACATAGAAGTAGTTACCTCATTAATACGTCACATATTCAAAGAGAAAACTTTATTCTTGATAACCCACTTAGATTCACTTCCTCTCGGTAATACCAAAATCTTGCAAGTGGAAAAGGCACAAGGTCTGAGTAGGTACCAATTACTATAATGTTATAATAATTAATATAACAAGACAGTAATTATGGCAAATAGCAAAAAGAAGGGGAATCGATTTGAGCTAAAGATTTCAAAATGGTTTACCCAATGGACTTCTTACAAGTTCGGAAGAACTCCCTATTCTGGGGCAAACCACCAGAGTAGAGATTTAGCTTCAGATATAATGTGTCAAGATGAAAGACATGCCCATCGGTGTAAAATATCCGTTGAGTGTAAGAATTATAAAGAGATTAAGTTTGAACATCTACTCTTAGGTAATAAGGGATGCGATATACTGAAATTCTGGGAACAAGCTTCTAAGGATGCAAAAAGAGCAAATAAAGTTCCCATACTCTGTATGAGATATAATTCAATGCCCTCAGAAGAATTTTTCTTTGTAGTTGGAAAGGATTTATCTTCCGTATTCTATAAACCACTATTCGATAAAGCCAATATTATGGTAATTGATGTACCAAAGATAGATGAGATTCTTTATGTATTCATGGCTAGTGATATATTGAAGAATGTAAACTATAAGTTAGTACATAAACAAGCTAAGTTAATTCTTAAAAACCGGTAACCTATGAAGAAGCATACCCCATACTCATATTGTATATTTTACCTTGAAAGGAAGTACTGTGATAAAATCAATAAAGAACTCAAAGAAAAGGGGTATGACCAAATCAAGGCAATTATTCCTATGGTAAACGTATTAAGAAAAACCACAAAGGGTAAGATGGTATTCGAAGAAGTACCAGTATTATTCAATTATGGTTTTATGAGAATGCCCACTAAATTAGCATTCTCAAGGCCCTTTCTTAATAAGTTACGTAGGAATATATCTGGTATCAGAACTTGGTTACGTAATACCGAGACAATGCACCCAAGAAAGAAAAAGATAAGGATTGACAATGCAGAAGACTTTGATGATTTTTCTTTAGTGGCTACTTGTAGTAGAAAAGAAGTAAGGCGATTTAAACGTATTGCTAGAGAGAATAAGAAGTTTTCAGTAGATGATTTAGTCAATGTAAAGCCTGGAGATTACTTAGTATTACGGGGTTATCCCTATGAGGGAGTAGATGCTACAGTATTAGAGGTTGACCATCTTTGTAAAAGAGTAAAAGTTCTTATATACCCTGAAATGGGAAGAATGGAAGTATGGTTACCTTTTGACAACGTTATCTATAGTGTATATTTAAATCATGACCCAGATAAGCTTTATGCTAATTCTGGGGAATATGACCCTAATCAGATAACCAATGAAGCAATTGATAGTATAATGAGATATAGAAGAATTTAATGTTATGAACGAAGCTCAACAAAAAGCCTGGAGTTGTTTAATTGATAAAGAACAACAGTCATTATTCCTTCAATTATCCGAAAGTAAATCTTCATGGGAAGCTGGTGAAATTTTAAAGTTATCTCATTACAAGTATCTTGAAATCCGGGAACGGTCAGAGAAATTCTTTAGGCTATTCTCGGATTTTTTTGAGAAACACACTTCTATTTTTCGACCAGATTGCCCCTGTGAGAGGAATTTCCAAGATTATATGGAGGGATGTTTAGAGAAACGATTAAAAAGAAAAGAAGCAAGCTTATTCACAGGAGACTCAGCTCAATTACTCCCAAAGGTAAACTCTAAAAATATAGAGAGAAACATGAAGAGGTTAAAGGAGTCTGATGATGAATGGGACATAGACACTCTAAGATTAATTCTTGAATTTGATAGGTGGAATAACTTTAGAATACTTCCAAGGATGCTACAACAGCCATCTGCATTTAAAAGGCGGTCGAATAAGAAGGATAAGATATATATCAAGTATCTTCTTAATAGAGTACCGGATTGGATGCACAATAAACTCAAGGAAAGGTTTAGGTATAAAGTAAAACCAGGAAAGAAAAAGTATTGGGTAGCTTTAATATCTGAGGACCTATATACCGATGGTTATCTATTGTTACCAGTAAGACCTTTGGATGAAGTAGTAGATGAATTTAGTAGATTCTACATGTATGTATTTAAAACTAAAGATGATGCTGATACCTTTGGTTTTATGGTATCTAAGTTCATGATTAAAACCGAATCTGTTAAGCTTGGACAAAAATTCTGGCCAGAGTACCGTTGCTGTGTGGAAAGAGCAGTAAACTATAATCAAGTGAACAACATAGAATTCAATATTAAGAAATTGGATATGGCTTATAACACACATATCAAGAGAAAGCCTAAAAAACCTAAATCCACTGCTGCGAACCGAGCAAAAACCTCGGATTTTTATAAAAATAAATAGAGAAATAAGATAAGATTAAATTATTTATTCTTATATTTGCAAAGAAAATAAATGAATACTTTAAAATATTAATGATATGGCAAAAAAGAGTAGAAAAGACATGAAAGCTCCATCCAAGGAGAAATCAAATTTCCTTGGTGCTTCTGGGAGAAACATGACTTATAAGGATTTAAAGAGAAAGGCAATAATATTAGGGATGCCTTTCCCTGATGCTTGTTCTGCTGGGGTATTTGACTTATTACATTATATCAATGTATCAGAAGAGAAGCCCGATAAATCGTTAATTGATAAATATGACGATTGGATGGATAAGCAATTGGAAACTATTGGGTATTCAAAAGATGACCCATTAAGGAATTCTCGACTAAGGCTTGGTTTTCTCGGAGAAGAGGGGGAAAATGGGCAAAGGAGAACAAAACGAGTTCCCGGAATAAAGAAACCTCGAGAAAAGAAACCACCAAGAGAGAGGGATGAATTTAATCTTATCAAGGGTACAAAGAAATCTTATGTATTCGAATTAACTGCAAAAGGTTTTGAACTTGATAGAGTTATTCGGAGAATGAAAAAGAAATTCCCCGAAGCAAATGAGAAATCTATCAATCTTTGGTATAGAATGGCAAAGAGGAATATAAATGGTAAAGCTAAAGGAAAGTAACAATGGACCCATACGACCAGATAGATATTATATATGGACTTGGAGACCAGATACTACCAATAAGATTGTTACTGAAAAGAAATTATATAGGAAACATCTAACCGGTATACCATACTTTACTAGACATCAAGTAAAGGTTACCTTAGTTTATCTTTATGGTGTAGATGTTCTTCAGTATATCCATATAATATCTGGGAGGAAACTTATAAAACAAGGCATTAGAGAATTATCCGATATGAATGGTAAACTTCTTAAAAAGGGTAGTACTAAATTCTGGTTTAAGGGTAAATTCGTAAAAGCAAGGAAGTTCATAATGCCCGATGAATATCACATAGATAAACACCGACGAAGAAGATTTATGGTACAAATGCACCGAGTCTTTAAGTCTAAAGGAAAAAAGGAATTCAATGAAAGGTACTCAATCAAACTCTATGGACAACGGCAAGGCATATCTCCCAAGTATACAAGGCAAAAGAGATTACAAATCAATCTTGCTATCCTACAGGATTTACAACAGGCTGAGTCAAGAGGAGAAAAATAAATTCAATCTGTTATTCTTGCAGTATCCTCCATTGGTAAGTTCATTGGCTTTATATTTAAGAAAGAAGATGAACATCCCAATACAAAAGGTACTATTTATCAAAGCACAAAGGGATATGCTCGAAATATTCGATGAGGCATCACTTAAATTTTTAGGGTATTTGCCTAAAGAAAGGTTTATTAAGAAGTCTTTATTATTTCAAGGGTTTGTTCCATTAGAGAGTATTAAACTTAGAAGGTCTTATGCTTATATAATGACAAATAGGATGATAGAAAATAAAATATGGGTCTACCCAATTCGATTATCCGATAACTATAAAACAATGATAAAAGGGAAATACAAATCCTATACCGAAGTATTTGGGAAGGTGGGTATTCCTGGGATAACTAAAATTAAATATAGCAATGAATAATAACGAAGGTTTTAAAATCACAGCACATCAACCAGCAAACCCATTTGCAGGTAAGAAGTTTAAGATAGTCACTTATCAAGGTGACAAGGAACTTGCCTCTCAGGCAATAACAATTGAATCTCAATTAGAATTAAAGACAACTCTAGATGAGATAAAACAATTCAATATTGCTCAGGAGGAATTATTAAAATCTGGGTATACTCAGAAATCCATACTGGTAAAGAAACTTATAACAGAGTGATATAAATAAATTATTAACCAACTTAAACATTACGAAAATGGCTAAGAAGAAAAAAGAAGTGGAACTGAAAGAAGTTTCCAGAACAGAAATCAATGGTGCAATCATCATTAAGTACGAAGACGGCTCAGTAAAGATTATCCCTGCTCCTATTATGCTTTCTGCCGAAGAAGCCGAAGACCTTTTTGGTTCTGAATCCGATGACGAGGAAGAAGAAGAAGAGGAAGAATCAGACGATGATGATGATGATTCAGAAGAGGAAGAAGAAGAGGAATCGGATGATGACGATGAGGAAGATGATGATGATGATGATGATGATGATTCCGAAGAGGAAGAAGAAGAGGAAGAACTGACCGGTGAAGAACTTGCCGAAATGGACTTCGAAGAACTTGAGGATGTCTGCGACGACAAAGACCTTGAAACTGACCCAGACGATTATGATGAAGACGACATCGAAAAACTCCGTAAAGCAATCGCTAAAGAACTCGGTCTCAAATTGCCGGCAAAGAAAGAAGCCAAAGGTAAAGGCAAGAAAGGGAAAAAGTAATCTGGTAACCGTATTTAAGATTTAAAAGAAGGTAGGGAAATTTCCCTACCTTTACTATCAACTATTAATAAACGTAGAAGTTTACTTATAATAACCATTAACTTATAAAACATTAAAAATTATGGCAACAAAGAAATCAGACTCCAAGAAGAAAGGGGATAAAGAAAAAGACCCCGAAAAAGAAGCTAAACGCAAGGCTCGTCAAGAGGCACTTAAGAATCGGCCGGCTGAACAACGTCCTAACAGCAAGCAAATCGATGTTATTGCCATTAACGACAAATCCAAGGTAATGAACTTTGGTTATGCCGTTAAGAACAAGGAAGGCTATCAGGGTGTAGTGGTTACTTCTGTATTGGTTACGGATGGCAAACCGGTATCAACTTCAGTTTCATTCGTTCCGGGAACTCTTACCGTTAAGTCTAAGAAAGGACATGGCGTTATTTGTTCTCCGAAAAACAAAAAGGCTAAGGAAGAAGAAGAGGAAGAATCAGAAGATTAAACTCTAACTTACTAACTACTATCCCATATGTCTGCTATATAAATTTAGAGTTTAAGTTCATATGAATAACATCTACACTTAGGACGTTGTTCAGCCAAAAGCTCATTGCCTGCGAAGGTAGTGGGCTTTAATTTTTTATACCCATGGAAGAAGAGAAATTAGCAATTCGAAAGAATATTCGAATACTTGCATTGGATAATCTAATAAATACTTATACTGATGCACTAGAAGATAAAGAATTAAACCTGGGACCAGATGAAAGGGAACTTGCCATCAATATAATAAATGAGGCAAGAGAAATGCTATCAGAAGAAACTCAGGAAGTATCTAACCAAGTAATGCAAAGACCCAAATGGAAAAAGACTTAAGATTATTAGTGGGAAACATTAATCAAACTCTCAGAGAATTAGATTATGTTTCGTACCTTAAAAAGGTAGCTCTTAGTAAGGGTAAGAAAGGCGAATACCAATCCCATAGGTTGAAGAGTAATTATCTGAAAAGAAAACTCATATCTCTTAAAGGAGCCCTGAATAAAAAACTTCATGGGACTTATATTGTTGCCCAATTTAATTTTATAAGGGGGGAACAGAAAGAAACTTTTGAACAAACTTTTACGGACTTATCTCAGAAAGAGGTAGAAGATATACTTCAACTCGAGGCAGTTTTAAAACAATGCAGTTTAGAAATCCTAGAAATTAAAGAAATCCCAACCCAAATTAGGAAGGTATAACTATGGTATTATGTAAATAGGAAATTCAATTATTCACCTAATATAAATGAAAATGGCTAAGAAAGACGAAAAGAAGAGTAAATCGGAATCCAAGACTCCGGAACTCACAAAGGCTAAGAAAGCTTTGGATGCTTACCTTAAAGAGAACAAGTTGGACCCTACTAAGGATTGGACCAAAGACAAGAAACATGGTAAAAAGGTTACCGAACTTGTAAACAAGCTCAATAAGGAAAGAGACAAAGTTGCTGCTGCCTATCCTGAAGCTGACCAAGAGAACAACAAGAAATTGGTAAAACTCAAGGAAAAAGAGAAGAAGGAAAAAGATGAGAAGAAGTCTGCCAAAGAGAAAAAGGAAAAGAAAGGAAATGGTGGTAGAACAGCTACCAAATACGATTATCCTCTCATCGATGGCAGAGAAATGACTTCGGCTGAGAAGAAAAAATACCGTATGGAGCAAAGAAAACTTGCTTCAGGTAAGGCTCCTAAGGAGGAAAAGGAAACTAAGAAAAAGAAGGAAGAAAAGGTAAAAGAGAAACCGGCTTCCGATAAGAAAGATAAGAAGGCCAAAGACAAGAAGAAAAAGAAGGCCGCTAAAGAAGAAGATTAATAAGAGCACTTTTTACTTTTACTTATCATATTTTTGAGTATTCGTTAATAATGGTAGAAGGCCTGGCAATATAAAAATTGTTCAGGCCTTTTATTTTCTAATTAAGTCGAAAATGGAACAAGAAGTATATAAACCAAAACTTAGAATCACTACACTATCAGAGAATGGTACCCCATTATCCGATAGGTTGGTAGATGCCTATACCGAGATGAATTCAGGTCCAAAGGTACAGCATAACGGTCCCATAAGAGTAGAAGTAACTCTTACTAATAAACAAGATATTGATAACTTCAAAGAATACTTAGATAGGTTATCTGGTACATTGCCTGCTAAGGCACCTAATGTTGGCAGAGGAAGACCTGCAGGGTCTACAACTAAGGAATTGGAATCACCAAGGGAGGACATTCTTGCAGATGTAGAGAAAATGATTGAAGAGGGTAAAAGCCAACAAGATATCATTAAATATCTTAGGGGATTGGGATTTGTATTTATCCTTACTGAAGATTTTCTATTTCACTTTCCTGGATTTGAGTTTAATAAAAAAGATGTGGGAGAAGCAACAGACAATAAGCAATATCCCAATTCATTTTCTTGGATGGCAAGATGTATCAAACGGGCTAAGGACCCAAAAGCAGATAAATTTGACCCAATGGTAATCTTTGGTTTTAGCATTCTTGGGGGACCCTCGAAAAAGATTATCCCATATCTCTATAAGGAAAGGAAGAAACCATTAAGGGCCCAAGTTGGTAAAAACGTAATCTCCTTCTCTCAGGCAGAATTCACTAAACTTCCCAAGTATATGTTAGAATCCGAAAGGATTAAGTTCTCTACTGAACAGAGACAATTGCTTCTAAGTCCCGAAAAGAAGCCTTCTAAATTCTTCCTAAGATGGGTAAACGATGCTATATTCCCAGACTCCATAAAGGAAAAGATGGAAGAAATCAAGAACCGCTAACACTTACCTCCGTATTTATTAAAAGAGTATTTTATATAAAATAATTTTAGTATATTTGCATAAAGAAAATTTAATTATGGACAAGGAAACAAAAGACATCGTAAAGCTCATTGCTGGTATTCAGATTGAATCACTCAACTCAATCAAAGAGGATGTTAAAAATGGGAATGACATTGCCCAAGACTTAATCAAAAAACTCCTTCAGATTGAGGATGACGAAATAATTCGAGCACTAGATGAGCACATTGAATTATACGTAGAAATGAAGAATACCCCTCAACTGATAAATATGCTAAGTGAATACCAAATGCTGGTATGCTCTCACATATTGTTCAGAATGGAAGATGAATGGGTACATACTAATTCTCAGGGAGTACTTGGTACCTGGGCAATCTTCCAAAGGGCAAATCTCAAATTCCACCCAGAACTAACACTTTTAAAATTTTAATATAGACATGGAAAAGAACGAATACTTAGAATCAGTAGAAATGAACACCGGAGTCGAAATGATTCCTTGCGAATCCTCTAATATTGAGGGCTTTGGTTATGACTCAAAGAAAAAACAACTTTGGGTTGCTTTTAAAGGTAATCGAGTTTATCGCTATGATGATGTACCTTATGAAATCTGCAACGAGTTACATCAAGCAGAATCAAAAGGTAAATACCTTGCAAAGAACATTAAAAATAAATTCGAAACTACAGGTTATGAACTCCAGAACTAAAATAACTAAGGGTTTATTAATTGCCATAGGAGCAATGCTACTTTACTTAGGGAGTAAGAATAATGCCCCCATAGAGGAAGTGAGCATTGCTCCTTCTCGTTTAGAAAGTCCCTTGACCAGGTTACATTATCTTTCAGATAGCCTGGGAATTAAACCAAGGGAAGAGAAAAAGAAGCAATGGTATAAATATAGGGTAGAAATAGAAACGATTCCAGAAAATCAAATCTATAAGATTGAGAAATCTGGATACCAGCAATATGAAGTTTCTAGATTGGGTGAAACTTATTCTTATGTAACCTACGAATTTATCTCAGACAAGGTAATGACTACTCAAGAAGCTTATGACTTCGTAAATAAACATCCTGAAAGATGTACAAGGGTACCCAATACATCACAAGATAACCTCTACGATAAATATAATGAGGATTACGAAGATTACTTAAATGACCCAGAGGATGAAATTAACTATCCTCCAGAAATCTTCGACTTCCTAGCCGATTAACCCGAGCAAATAGAAAATAATTCAAATAAAATTTTTCTATTTAAAATAAAGTTCTTATATTTGTATCAGAAAAAGAAATTAATCATTTTACTAACATTTTAAATATAGACGTTATGAAAAAGAATGAATCAAAGGTTACTAACCTGGTTGCAACTAAGGTTGCCGAACAACTTGAAGGAATTAAAAATTCTAAGACTACTAAGGCTTCTGCTCCTAAGGCCAAAAAGACTAAAAAGGAATTGGTAAAAGATGCTCAAGAAGCTGCCACTAAGTTTGCCAATGCTAAATTGGTAGAACTCTCTCCAAAAACCAAAACTTCCAAAAAAGAACAGGTTGTCAAGGAAGTAAAGGAACAACAAAAACCCTCTATCATCGAACAGGTAATCTCCAATCGAGAAGTTAAATACGTATATCCGGAGGATGTAGTTGATACTCTTGCTCGGAAGAAATGGAGACAACAAACCAGAAACGAACTTCATCGATTGGAACTTGCAATGGCTCGTATCAAGGACACCAATTCCAAAGAATTTAAGGCTGCTGCTAAAGCCTATGAGGACTTTAAGAAAAAGGTTCTCAAACCAGAACAAGTTGCATAACCCTTTATTAACCCAGTGCCCGGGCCCGGAATAAATTACCCGGGCACTCTAATTCATACAAAATGGATTACACTATCTTCTCTGATAAGGAGATGCTAAAACAGGATAAAGAGTTAGTCGAATTACATAAACGATGTTGTAAATCTTGGCTAATTCAGCATTCACTTAAGCATTCTAAGATTAAGAAATTCTTTATAGTTTACGATTGGTATATCAATCCTCATAACGTAAGGAGCTTCTTTTTTAGGCCTATACACATCTTTATTCAAGCATTGCTATTAGGGCAGCTTGATGACATATCCGATTACATAGATAATAACAAAAATGGAAAACGAAAGAAGAAACGGAATCGAAAGGTATAACGTACTTTACTGCAAAGGTAAGTACCAGTATAAATCCAAATATCCCCAGATTGATGCTAAACACAAAATCGTTTATGCAGGTTCAGTAGAACCAATGGCATCAATCTGGGATAATATTTCGGATATACTTCGGAAGTCAGAAAGAATTTGTACTGAATCTCGTAGAGAATTAAAGAAGTTAGAAGAACGTTCACAGAACCAATTCTACTTCAAGAAGAATGGTATCACTCACATAATTATATACAAATGTTTGGGACAATAGTAAAAGACCTATATATAGGTAAATCGAAACTGATAATAAAATGTAATCAAAGAGAATTACCACAAACCACCTTAGTAATGGATGTATTACAACCTACCGGTTTTACTGGTAATATGCCCGATTATGGTACATATGGTAATTTACTTGTTACAGGTGAATTTGAAATAACCCCTATGATGCCTAAGCATAGGCTTTATGTTACGGGCATACCGAAAGGGGCAATCCTTGATAATTTTCGGATTAGAAGGGTTTATTGGTCCTCATACTATGAGGATGATATAAGGGGATATTTATTTCAGATAACAGATGAATATCCTAAGTTAATAATCACAAAGTAAAGTTATATGGAAGCAATAGATTATGTCAAGTTATTTAAACTCGACCAAGAGAATTATGATTTCAAAAGGGAAGAGTTTATATCCGAATTAGGTAAAGATTTTCTAGATTATTGCCAAACTACTACTATAGGTATAAATCCAAAGTACGGATATATCTATTATTATCGGTTTAAGGAAATAATAAAGAATTTCGAAACTAAATTCTGGGCAATTTCGAAACTTAAGGTAGGGGAACCATTTACTCAGAAATTATGGAATGCCTTTTTCGCTACGCAGGTAGTACCTCTGAGGAAAAAATTATTCCCTGAGGTACAAAAGTTAATTGAAGAACAGAAAGGGATTATCCAAAATGACCCAAGGCCTGGCAATCCTTACCGTAGTAAACAAGACAAAAAACCCTCGAATCCTAAAAAGGTAAAATATGGCAAAGGAAATCCTAGACCTTCATGGCAATAAATTTAAGGTAGGGGATTATAAACTTTGCCTTAAAATCCCAACAACGGGGAAAGGTAATTTGATATTCACCAGGGACTTAATCTCTGGTGAACCTTTTAATTTATCAGTGAATAAGAAAAAGTATAGGGGATATTTCTATAACCTATCTTTGAATTTGTATGTAAGATATGATTTAGAGTATAGAGGTTATGATGAAAGTTCCGATATCCGAAAATCTCATTTGTATGTCAGAAAAAGAAAGTAAGATAGTAAGGTTCCCAAGACCCATGGGAACTACAGCTATGGCATTAGAATATCAAAAGAATCCTGATGATAGTCTTTTGATGAAGATACATAATTACATTATCAATCAATGGCTGATGGGTAATGGTGTATTATGTGGTATTACCTATGATATTAATACCTTCTCATATCGTATGGGCATAGATATTAATTACATACGTGTATTTATGAGGGATAGGCTATTAAGCTCTAGAATATGGGATAAAGATAAGGCAGAAGATTTATTGCAAGCTTTAATGGGAGAACAACTAGCATGGGCCTTGGAAGATCGTATGGAGATAGCCCATCAGGTTAACATCTTGAGAGAGTCTCAGGGTGGAAAATATGTACCTTTCATATCTTCTGAATTAGGAAAAGCACTTAAATTAAAACTTGAATCTTCTACTTCACTTCAATCAATTGTACGTAATCTTACTGGAGGGAGCACTACTAATATATTTGCTCAATTTAATCAACAGAACAATGTGACTCAGCAAAATGCTATCACAGTTGAAGAAGCCCGTCAAATTGTATTGGAATCCCAAAGGGTAATGGATAAAACCGAAGAAGCTAAACTGTTAGAGTCAAGATATGACCTCAGTAGTTTACCAGAAGTTGTTGCTACTAAACAAGAGGGAGTAGATACCAGTAAGGAGGGGCTTAACTTGAATAAAGCTGAGCTAATGCAAATCACGGATGACTATAAGGGAGCAATGGCTTCATTTTCAAAGGAACATCATGAATTGAGAAGAGAAATAGAGATGAATATAGATCCAGATGAAGAAGACCCAGAGTTATATCAATATGAAGACTTCGGGGAAGAAGAAAAAGAAGATGGCTCATTTGCATCTCAATTCCTCCGAAATAGTAAGCTCCCATAGTTATATCAGGATATTGCATATTTAAAAAGAAAGAATTATATTTGCATATCAATTTTAATATAGACAAAAATATGAAAAACCTTGAACAATTAATGGCATCTTTCCTTTGTAGGAAAGATTTTCTAGACCCAGAGGGAACTAAATCTGGAGGAGTTCCTCATATTCAATTATCTGAATCTATTAAAATAAGGATGTTTGATGACCTTTATCAATTGGATGCTTTTTATTTAGCTGCTAATAATCGGGTACACTTACTTATGACTAATCCTCAAGGAGAAGTAGTAAATGTAACCTTTTCTACTTTTATGAATATTTTTCCTAATACAAAGGAAAGTCCAGAAGAATACATATATGAAGCTTTAAGTCAAATAATCTTGAGGAAAATGGGAATACAGAAAGACTACAAGAAAACTAAGGTTAATAAGATTAATCAAGGTACTTACTTTAAATTAAAACCCACCGATACTGCACCAGTATGGGTAAGAGACCATTTTGATAGAGCTACTCAAACTTATGCCTGTCATAAATATGAAGACTCAAATCATGAGACATTCTTAAAGGGAAATCGAGACATATACATTAACTTTACATTTTAATCACATGAGCTTATTTAAACGAAAAAGATGTTGCCAGGAACTCATTGCTATTAAGGATGGTAACTTGGTATTCAATTTAAACAATCGGCATATTAATACAGTTTATCATACTCTACTAGCAATGATGAGGAGATCTGGAATATTCGATGAAAACTTATATTTTGGCCTATATAAGGAATACCAAAAACATTACGTTGTATATGATGTAGTACCTTCCCTACTACAATATAAGGTACCACTAATATTCTCGGGTAGATTTCCTGGAATCATCTTTGATAACCAGTTTACATTTGAAGAATTAGTACCTAATGCTTTAGTATATCACCAATTGCCAGATAAGTTCAAGTTACCCGAAAACTTAGAGAAAATCCTTTTGGAAGTAAGAAAAAGGGTATCTACTTATATAGACACCGAGGGTATATCGGATAATGACTACAGGGACTTAATTCGAATGAACTTCGTAAAACAGTGGGAAGTATTCAAAAAAGATCCTTCACTTATAGATTGCTATATGGATGCTCAATTGGGCATGCTATATATGTGGGCTAGAGTAGAAAATAAAACAATCGTAAAGAATATAATCGAAAGAACTCAAGATGAACTAGCTCAAGAGTTCTTATCTAAATATCAACAAAATGGAGAATAAAGAGAAATTTGCTTTCCGAAAGGTTAAAATGTCGGAAGGTGTAGAGGTAGAATTTATTAAATTACTTACCTCAGTAGAGACTAAAAATGATGAGGATGTAATTAAAGCTTTTAAAGTTCAATTATCCTCTGGAGTATTAACTTGCCATGCAGAAATGTTATCTAGAACACCAAGCCAGATAATATTTCAAACATCTCAGTTCAGTAAACCCTATAACTTTTATAAAAACTGGGAACTATGGGTATTCTCTAATATCCTGGGTGTATGGACTTTAAATAGGTTTAGGATATGATTACAATGAAAAACCTCCAAGTAGAGGATATAAAAGATGAATGGTTATATAATGCCTTAACACAGGGCATCAAGGAATGTATAACTGCTCCAGTCCTAACTTTGGACCCAACAAAACCAGAACCCATTAAGAGGGCAGAGATGATACTGGACAATTTCTCTCAGGAAGATTCTCCAGTAGTAGCTACAGTGATTGCTCCAGGCAATTTCATACAGATGATATTACCGAAACATGAGATACTTCTATCGGTAATGTTTATCTATAAAGAGAGAAATACCTATGTACAACTCATAATACAAAAACTTGCTTATGAACGAGAAAAGATTACCACCAAGACTAATGGTTCTGTTAGTAGTACTGAAGGGTGAAAAGGTATATAAAATACCTCTCGAATCAGGAATAAAATTGGACCATCTAAAAGATTTCAATACACTAAGAAGAATCCTTACTCCTTTAGTACAACTATATCATGGAGTAGGTTTTGATACTAGACTTACTTATGATGAGTTTAGTATCTTCTTTAATGACTTACAACATTTGGGGTATGAACTGCTTAATGAATATCACTTGGGTATACAAGAATTAGTAGAAGCAAAACCTATCACTAAAAATGACCAGGATATTAGGGAAATACGAAATGGGTTACTTACCTCTCTTAAATCTCAGGAGTTATCAGAGGTATTAGCTACTAAACTAAAGCAAGCCATACATGAAGTATTTGAAAACGAAAAGAAGAAAGGTGGACTAATTGCCGAGGAACCTTCTTTAGAGCTTAGGGAGAATTCAATAATAAAAGAGGCTTTATACTTGCTAACTCCCCAATTACCTTAATAATTGAAAGGCAGTCTAATCCACTGCCTTTCTTAGCGTATACACATCCTCAGCCTCCCTAAAAATAAAATAGATATATTTTTCTATAAAAATAAAAATGCTTATATTTGCATATCATTTTAAAAATAGACAAAAATATGAAAACGAACTCAGTAACTTACAATCAAGCAGACGAACTAACTAAGGTAGTTCGCAATTTCTTAAAAAAGAAATCTACATTTGAACTTGACTCTGATGAACAGGGTAGTCTTCTTAATTTCCTAATGGGACTCTTAATCAAACTAGAGGATGATTACAAACTCAATTGCTTGGATATTAATCAGGTACAAATCTATGATACTACCTATTATTCTTTCATTTTCGAATCAATCATAACTGCCGATACTAATCCCTATAAGGGACAATTAGCATCTGCTGCAGTTCAATTCATGAATGAATTTACCGATAACGATGGGAGGTTCATATCATTCAATCAACTCGATAGAAACAACTGGATTTTCCAACTTAATTTCTCAATCGCATGACAAAGTATAACGTTAGTCCATTAGTTGCTCGGGAGATAGAATTCTCCACGGGCACTATCTTTGGTGGTAGCTGGTGCCGATACTTTATTTCAATCACTTTACACCAATGCTATATAGAAGCAACATGGAAAACCCGTCCTAAAAATGATTTAGACGGGAACAAAGAAATCTTTAACTCTTTACAGGAGATCTTAGATTGGTTTGCTAATCTTAAGAAAACTTACGGAAGGAGAATATCCCGTAAACAAATGGTATATGCTGCATACGATGAAACAACACGTACCTTCAGTTACAAACCCTACGAGAATTGGGCTACAAGACGTTCTAAAGAGAGATTAAATAAGCCTAAGGAACCAATACTGGCCGATGAATTATACTAATCCCCCAATCAGTTAATATACCTCAGGGAGTTCAGAAACACTAACATCTGGGCTCCCTTAATTATTGCATATTTAAAATATTATTTCTATATTTGCATAAGAGAAAAATAAATATAATTATTAACCGACCTTGAACGGGGTCACAAAACTTATTTCTTATGACAACTATTAACGAAATCTCAAATCACATTATGGGTTACTTTGATGGAACTCTTGATGCTTTTGGTTACACTGCTCAATCAGTTAACGAAATCTCAAATCCGGATGAATCATACATGGGAACTCTCAATCTCCAATTCCGGGAGTATCCTATAGACGATGACGAAAAGGTAGAAACCTACTGCAGAGAATCCGATGCTTTTGAACAATACGTGATAGAATTCATTAATTCTCATTGGGATGAACATCACCCATTAAAAGAACTTAACCCTAATCATCATTACATGTCAAACTCATATGGAGATACTATCCAGGTACATTTCAATGATGAATCCCTTTTCATTATCATTACTATGACAGGGCAATATTAACAAAACCCTCTGGGAGGCACTCAAAACACCTCCCAGAACCTCCCTATTTATAAAAATAAAAGTAGTTATAAAAACAAGTTTAGAAATAATTTTGTATATTTGCAATGAGAAATATTTCTCAAATAATTTTAATATAGACACGTTATGAAAGAATTAAAAAATTTAGAGGCCATCCGGGAACTGCTTGCTTCTCATCCCATTTATACTTATGATTACTCCGATGGTCTTCTCATTAACAAGGAAGCTACCAATATCCAGGTTTATTCAATCGACTTAGAGGATGAACCTTTTGCTGCTTATATCTCAGGATATATCATCACATATGCTTCAGAGGAAGTTCTCTTCGAAAATCTCAGGGAAAACATTATTTCTCACATGGACTTAACAAAGGGTGCTGATGACCAATATTATGATGATTCACCCTCACAGGTAGAGGCTATCCTATTCGGAGTTCTTCAATTAATCCCTGAACATCAGGATTATATCATAACCGGACTCAAAAAACATCTCCGGGAATTTATCCAAGACGATGAACAAGATGAGGACATGATATCCCAATATACCAATATCTACACTGATATCGAAAAATGGGAATCAGACCACAGGGAAACAGAAATCTTCCAACAACTTGCAGTATCAGAATTATTTAACCAACTAAATAAATAATCACTATGGTAAACTTATATAAATTACTCAACGTACTGGAACAGGGCATGTCTCTGTTCCAACTTAATAAATGGAAAACCGAAGGCATCTGGTATCCAATCACCCAATACAAAAAGGAATCAGATGAAATACAGGTAGTAACTAACCTATTTATTGCTGACCAGGAACAGTACCATATCCAACTATCTGGGAATTATCCAGAAGAATCTGAAGACTGGAACAAGTTTCTAGAGGAAAACCAATGGAAAATCTATCCCTTACTTGCAAACATAATGCAAGTCTTCTTGCCCACAGGGAACTACCCATTATTCTATACTCAATATCCACAGGGATTCATATCCATAATCGCTAAGCCCCATGATAAGTAAAGAACTCAAATCACAATTAAGTATTCTCAAGGAAACTAACCCAGAATATATTCAAACCCTAAAGGATGCCGTAACGGCATCCTATAAGGCAGAACTTCAGGCAATCAAACCCAGTTCTACCGAAGAAGAGGAACAACTCAATATCGAACTCAAGGACATAGTATTAAAAATACTATTTGGGCCTTTCTATAACTATTTCGTATCAGAATACGTAGTATCAGATACTATATGGGAAGAACAGGATAAACTAATCGAGGACTTATATTATTACTTCAAATCATGACACCGTATATTCAACAACAACTTAAAAAGCTATGCGATAATCCAAATTGGTATGACGATATGCTCATCTCATGGGATAAAAACCCAAGAAATCAAAGGGAAGCTATTTATAACTACCTTTCTCATGTACAACTAAATGGGTTACTAGAAAACACTCAGATAGTTTTTACATTCATAGATGGCGACATGAAACCAGCTTTCTATTTCGAAATTCCCAGAGATACCAATCGATATCTTATACTGGGAATCCTCGATGAAGCAGGTTATCCTCATTGCTGCCTATTAGGCCAACCAAAACAAATGTTTAACCCTCAACTCAATTAACATCATGGAATCAATCGTAACAATAAACAACTACCCAATCGGATGGGAATGGCTAGACAACGTACCTTTAGAGGACTTTAACTGGCTCATAGAGATATTTGCTACAATGACCGATAATACAGATACCTATGACTTTGTATTTTATGAAGATTCAGAAACCTTACCAGGACATCTGAAGAGGATATGCTCAGTAGACAAGATACCTTTAGCCAACTTCCTAAATGAAGACCAGGGCTACGAATCAGGTATATCCATGTACGGTCACTACATAGCATGCAAATGCCTTGACATATCCTCAGAAGAGGAATATATGAATCACTTAACTGATATAAGATTATTAACCAACGAACTATAAACTATGCTAACATCAGGTAGATTCTTAGTATCATTCGAAGTCCCGGGACCATTACCTGGGACTACCGAAGGCTTCTGCGAAGAAATGAACGTAGTGTACAGAACCGAGGAACTTAATACCTACCTCCGCTACCCCAAACAAGAAATAAACCCATGGCATAAACATAGTACCTACATAAGGCTAAAGCTAAGAGAGATCCTTAAAGTAAACCTAACAGATATAACCATAATCGATATAATATCACTACCATGAATATCATCTATCACATAATCCGAATAATACTATCCGTAGGCACCATCCTAACCCTCATACGCAATGAGAAAATATACCAAGCCTACAAACACCACCACCCAACAAACAAAATAAGGTATATCATCTCACAAACCCTAATCCTAACCCTATATACCTCATCACTAATCCTGGTATCCTACACATATAGGATTATACTAAGATACATATAATAATACTAAAAATTATGAAATCACTAATTCTACTCATCGTAACGATCTGGCTTCTAATCCTAAATGAAGAAGCCTACCTAACAAAGAAATTCATCTACAGAATGAATGTAATAATAATCCTTTTAGTATATGCCTTCATACAGGTATACCTAATCGAATAAATACCCACAAGGTACCTGGAATAAATACCGGGTACCTCCCACACCACCCAACACAAAAATAAAACAAAATCATACTAACGCTAACTAAGGTACATAATATAATATCTACCTATCCCCTCTATAACTAATATACCCTCTATTAATATAATAATACCTAATACATATCAAGGTACCTCGCCGGGGGTTTTGGGGATTTAGGCAAACAAGGCTAGGCAAACTTACCTTACTATACAAAGCCACTCAACTCACTATATAGCCACTATACCATATAGCTCTACTACACACTTTAAAGGCAAACTCAAAAAGGCCTATGTGATGACAATTTTTCGTCCCCTAATGGCCTCTTATTTACCTTATCCGAATTACCTTACCAAGCACTATTATATAATACATATCAATTAAATTCAAGGTAAATATGAAACACAGAACTCACCCCAAATTTCCTAAGTATAGGATTTATGCTGACGGTACCATAATCAACAAACGTACTGGGCATACTCTAAGGCGTAAATACGCTTTGAAGATAATGAACGAATCTAATCAAAGAGTCCCAGTAATTACACCCAAATTAATTGCTGAAGCCTTTCGTATACCTAACCCAAACCATTATAAGTATATTAGATATAAGAATGGTAATCTCAAGGATTGGAGAATAGAGAATTTATATTGGGCAAGCTATACTCATAAGCCAGATAATAAATCCAAGTTAACCCCTAAAATTAAAAAGGTTATCAAGGATGTATCTCAAGGCCAAGTAGTTATAATTAATATTGATAGGGTAATTATAAGGAAATAGGTAATATGGTCCTAGAGCTTTATTAGTAATTGGCTAAGTATTTATATTAGCATTATTTATAAGGTTTCTAGGACTTATTGTGTTAAGGCAATCTCCATTAATGGCCCCCGGGGATTTAGAGGAATAAAGGCAATTTAACCTTCAAGGCTATTAAGGACCTCACAAGGCAATTGAGGTTATTGCATATATAATATAATATATTTATATTTGCATTGTAATAATAACATTTTAAATAATAGACGTATGAAAACAATTAATCAAATTTCAAATCTCATCATTCTTACCTTAGTAAATTACGCTAGGGATTATCCATGGGCATCTTACATTGCCAATTCACTTTCACAATTCGATTCGATATTGCCAGAACTAATGCAATCGAAAGCTAAGGAAATATCTATCTACCTACACAGATGATTGCCTTATGGAATTCTCATCCGAAATCCCTGACCCAGAGGAAATTGAACCCGATTTTACCTTCAACATCAAGTATATAACCTTTCAGGTATACTTCGATTAATATATTAACCCAGAGCCTAACTTAGGTACCTGGGTTTTTACTTACGCTAACTTAGTAAGCCCTTATAGGCTAATCTATGAAACACTTTTTCCCATAGGCTTACCATAGTCCATATATGGCCTTATAGAATTAGGACCAAGGGGTTTATAGAGGGATATATCCCAAGGGCCTTAATTCTTTATCACCTTAGTCCATTAATGGCCTTATCAATATACAAGTATATAACACACTTCCTAGAGGACAGGCATAGGCCATATAGGAATATCCTTATACATATCATATATGCCCACTACAAGGCGTGCGAAGATTCTCCTTGTGAACCCCCAAAATTAAGTGCAAAAATTAAGTCCTTTTTAGGGTGCAATAAATTTTTGAATTTATAGATTTTTCACAAAAATAATTTTGAAAATAAAAATATTCATTTTCTCAAAAAATTTTCTTGAAAATGTTTGTAGATTAAAATAAAGTCCGTATCTTTGCAATGTCGAAAAGATAAAGCGATATTTGAATGAATTTTTAATTAAAACTTTTTAAGAAATTATTTCTCTAAAAATTTTGCTAATTAAAAAATAGTTTTTATCTTTGCAATATAGAAATGAAACAAACCTTATTAGATAGTTTAATAAGTCTTGAATATCTATCAAAAAGGTTATAAAATAATAATAATAAAATATTCAAGCGTTTTTATTATGAAAAATCAAATTAACAAAGTGAATGTAGAAAAAGCAAGTGCAAACAGTAAAGCAAATAGTTTAATTGCTTTAGACGTTTTAAAATCAGTCAAAGAAAAAAATCAAGGACTTTTTAAAACGGCTTTAGGGACAAAAACAGAGATTTATAAAAAAGAATTGTTTTTGGGAGCAAACGAAAAGCAAATCAAATCTTTGCGAAAAAAGTTCAGAAATGTTACTTTTAATTTTCTTTCAACTATTGCAACGAATGCGGATAAAAAATTAATTGACGGATTTATAGACTTTTATAAACAAGTCTATGTTATAAATGATTTTTCTTTTTCTTCAATTGCAAGCGAAAACACAAAAGAAGAAAAGAAAGAGATATTAATAAAAGGGCTTGAGATTGTAAAAAAATCTTTGAAATAAAACAAAATTAAAGTAGGGGAAATATTTCCCCTACTAACTTAAAATAAATCATTTATAAAGATATGGCAGTATTTACACAATATTTAATTATTAATATAGCATTGTTTGTAATTATAGCTTATTTAGTTATTCAATGCTATAAAGATATAAAAGAAATTTTAAAAGACGATAACGAAACTTTTGAGGACTAAAAGAAAGCAAAGGGATAAATAAAAATGTTTGTCCCTTACTTTTTATTTTCAAATGTTAAATTTAACGTAACCGTACTCCCCATTTACTACCACAACTTTTGAGCTCCTCGTATTAAGGGCATGCCAAGACACCACAACCACACATGCACACACAAAGAAGCCAGAGAATAAAATACCTTCCTCTCTTCTCTGGTAAATTACAATATCAAAGTTCTTTCTATAAACCAAAAAACTTTATAAAATATGGAAGAAAAAACATTATTCAAACTAGCACGTGCAATTACAGATACAGGCACAGATACTGTATCTTCAGAGGGTGGTACTGTAACCTACCGTATCACTTCCCTCAAAAGGAAACTGGTAAATGGCAAAGTAGTTTCAACCTCTACACCCTCTTGTACTTTGAGCTCAACCTCCGTAAGTTGGGCTATTTGGGGAGGAGTTACCGTTGGAGATGGTTACTTAGATGTAAAAATTAACTATTCAGAAAATACTGGGTCCTCAAGGTCTACTACTCTGACATTTGACCAAAATGGGTCTAATAACAAAATCAATCTCACAGTAACTCAAGAGGCTGGTGTAACCTATAGTGGATACATAAAAATGGTTTCAAACACATTGCCTTTAGGTAGTAATAAAGGTAATACTGCTCAAATTCTTGTGATGGCCTATTTAAAGGGTAGTGATGGGTCTAAAAAGCCAGAAACTCCCCATGTGGGTAGTGCTCCCGATTGGTGCTCAGTATCCGTTGCAGTGGGTACTCCTGAGAACCATTACATGTTATCCCTGACCGCTTTATCGAGTAATCAAACTGGAGCTAACCGTTCAGGGCATATCTTCTTAACCTGTGGGGATGCTAACCTTAGTATACCAGTAACTCAGAAGCCCCTTGTGGCTTCAACATCAACATTCACTCTCTCTGGATTGCCCATAGGTACCTACTATCTCTTTGGCAGGGGAGCTAGGCCACAGAATACATCATCTTCAGAGATGTATATACAGAGTTTCTCAGCAACTACTACTACTATGAAGATTCCATTCTATGCCAATGACTCAGAACCAGGTTCTAGAATAGAATGTACTACTGGAGATAAAGTAGCTGTATATACTAAATCAGGTGCTACCTGGATATTAGAGGGGTCATTTATAGTACCAAGTGCAGGAGGAACAGTATCAATCAAAAACATTAATCAAAAACATTATGGAAAATAAA